CAAAGCCATACTAGAAGAGAAGAGTAGAGCACCAAAATGTCCGACCTGTGGCTCAACAAATATCCGTAAGATGGGTGGAGTAGAACGTGGAGTATCAATTGCTGCTTTCGGTATCTTTAGTAAGAAAATTAATAAGACTTTCAAGTGTGGTAATTGTGGATATACGTGGTAAACATACGTTCCGACTATACCTGTATAATAATCAGTGGTAAAATATTCCATATACTAATGAATGGATGTGATACCAATGAAACAGATATACAAAGTTCATTACAAAGAAAAAGCAACTAAAAACGAACCATCTGATTTAATAGATATTAAAGTGGAAGAAGTCGGAAAGTGTCCTTGTTGTGGAATTGCGACAAGTCCAACATTTTTAGAAGGGTTTGTAATTCCTCATTCTGATTTACCACATATAATTTATGCATATGTTGCATTATATTGTACAAGTTGCCACTCGATATATACAGCGAGATATATCAGTAACGGAGGAATATTAGATTTACAATTAGATAGCGTCTTTCCTAAAATTGCAAAAGAGATTTCCTTTTCTGATAACATAAACGAACTATCTCCAACATTTGTTTCATTATATAACCAGGCTTCAGTTGCCGAAACTAATATACAAATTTACGGTCTTGCAGGAATTGGTTACAGAAAATCTTTAGAATATTTGATAAAAGACTATCTTATAAAAATAAAACATCAAGATAAAGATACTATTATCAAAATGGATCTTGGGAATTGTATCAATAAACTTGATGATAGAATGAAAACTATTTCAAAAGCATCAATATGGATTGGGAATGATGAAACACATTATTTCCGCAAAAATCCAGAATATGACATAGAAGATTTAAAGTCTTTTATAGATGTTCTTATTCATATTATCGAAATTGATTTTGCCACAGAAAAAGCTGAAAACTTAGTAAAAAAGAAATAAAAATTTTATACATAGTATTTAATAAACCAACATCTTCTCGTCTTTGAGGAGGTGATTTGAGTGCATAACTACGATTTTTTAAGGTTGGTTCATGTTCGTGCGTATAAGCGTATGAGATTCGGCAGAATCGAGTACGTGTGCGAGCACTATCGCTCTTATCCGTGTAGATAGAATAAGAGATTGGTAGCCTGAGACGAGAGCTACACAGATGTTGGTTTATTAAATACTATGTATTTTATTTTAAGGTGACTATATTTACCAAGCTGATTCTGATGGTAATTGGACTATCTTACTTTATGTAGTTGATGATGGTTTATTTGCAAAAGAATATACTAAATCACAAGAATAGGAGAGAACTATGAAGCGTATCTCATATCAAAGAATAGCTTATTCAGTTACACATAGTTTTTTAGATGAAATAATGGCAAAAGACTATCTATATCTGAAAGACAAGTTAAACAATATAAATATTGAAGAACTTTCTCTCGTAGATAAGATATTTGTTATTATATGTGTTAATTACAGACATAAAGTAATATCAACAAAAAACTATTTAAGACGTAAATATAATATAGAAATTTCCGAAGATGACGTATTTCATGTATTGCTCGAATGTCAGTGCTTTGATATAGAAATTACGGCAATGGCTAAAGCATATTTATATTATGATTTCAGTAAATCAGAAATTCTTGATGAGCAAATTGAACACATTAATGAATATGGAGAAATTGATTTACCGTATACATATGAATTTCATGAAATAGGGTAGAATTATAATTTATGTCATCATGAATAACAATAGTAGTTTTAAAGTTCAGTTACTCATGTATGATAATGAATAAGATGAACCCACCTAAACATACGATTCATATAGCGAGAGAGTAGCCTTGCGACTACTCTCCACGATGATTACTGTAATGTCTTTACAATTCCACGCCAATAATCGAAGCGTCCCTTAACATTCTCACGACTTCCTGTACCACTCTGAACATATTGTTTATATTCTTCATTAGAATCATATGTTGCAATAAATTCAGATATCTTCTCTGCAAGACGAGAGAATGATTTCTTGTCTTTAACGATTCTATAACCAGTATATAAAATTTGTGGAATACTTGTGGATGGAATTTTTACTTTATCATCAAATGATTCGTTAAATCTATCCATGGCTTCTTTTAATGTGTCAGCTCTACCAAGATACTGATCCGCATAATCAGCCACATAAGTATCAATATCTTTGGTTCTAAAAGATGTGAATTCCTGTTCCTGATTAGAAGAGATAAGCATCATAGCCTGGATAATTGTATCTCTGTCTGTTCCATTCTTACGCTGTGTCTTTGACATGATTTTATCCATAAATGGATGATTAGCGAGAGAGTAGACCTTTTCGCTGAACTCATCCGACTCATGTACTACACGAAGCAATTTACCATTCAGAGGTTTTCCTGAATTCTGGCGAGCAAACATGATTTTAACTTCTTCATCAGTATAATCAGATAATGTGCAAAATTCTAAAGTGCAAGCAAGAAGTGTTTCTTTTACTTCGTCATCAAGTTTCTTGAACTTCTTTCCTGCAATTTCATATTCCTTAATAATTTGTTCTCCATTTTCTTTTACAGATATGAATACATTTGGAGTATCTTTACTCAATGAGAATACATCATTGATATAATCAATACAGGTAGATGTTCTCTGAGAACCATCTAACGGATAGATTATGTTTTCTTCCTCTACAACATAGATTGGGTTAACTGGAATGCCACTTAATAAGCTATGAATCAACAGACTCTTCATGCGAGTATTCCACTGTCCAGTCGGACGCTGTAGACGATGTTTAAACGATATATTCCCCTTCTTGTTTTGGTTATTTATCCATTGTAAAGTGCGTTCTTTGCTAGAATTTTTCATCATGCTACCTCCTTAAAAATACAAAAATTTTTATATTTTCACAATAGCATAATTGTAAAATTTTGTAAATAGAATTATTCAAAATTTGAATATTTTTCTTTCTGCATTATTCGACAAACTTACGTTCTGGATTTATGTGGTTGGAAATATATGGTAATATAATACCAAGCAAACTGTATTTGAGTTATCGTATCTCAGGTCAATAGCACGACAGAATGCTCGGTATTTACCATACGAAGTGCCATATTTGTAGTTTGGCACGATTCACATCGGAAATAAATTCAGCTCGTTCTGAGCAATACATTTCCCAACTTTAAGAAATACTACAAAGAAGGGAGGGTAGAATTGGAAGTATTTAAAATACTTGTAAGTGGTGGACTTTTAGTATACGGCTGTCATTTTCTTTGTGTCATAGTTGATACAATTGGAAAGTGTTATACTGTTAATAAGTGCAAAGACTATACGGACTCACAAACCAAGTCTTTATCACAAATGTTCACCAAGACTAGAAAAATCTTTCGTAAATAATTCTATTTCTGTATTTGTCATTTATTTCCTTTTATTCCTTAATTGAGGGCAGGTCATCACGACTGTCCTCTATTTTACTTTATTTATTCTCTTTTTACTATTGAAATAATCATTGATGTTTGATACAATAAATTTGTACATACCGACCAATTTTATGTACTACCCCCAATGTTACAATATAGGGAGTCTTTGATTTTTGGTAATCTCAAAGACAATTTAGCACTACAATACAGCAGTTGTAGTGCTATTTTATTATTCTCTATTTTACTCGATTGAAATCAAGATTTCTTGGTTTTGTGCTATAAGCCATTATTTTATTTCTCCATTAGCACGAGAGAGAAATCAAACAAACTAAAATTTCTATTATAATAGGCTATTCATATAATAAAAATATTCGAACCGTAGTCTTTAAACCACCATTCTCATATTGGCATATTCAATTTTACCAACGTTTTTGGACTATCTATTAAATATTTATCAAGCATGTATGATAAATACCGAGGATTATAGTCTCTGGACGTTCCACAAGTGTTTGTGCTTCAAGATTTACCCAATCTTTATAAGTGCATAATACTTAGTAATATTATACGCCTTATGCGCCTTTACTAAAATGCTCACGCATCTTACCTACAATAAAATAGGAGTGGCTTCGCTGCTGATATTGTGCTTATCGGATTATAATTTTATTGAACCGAACATATAGAGGGTTTGCACCATATACAATTCTTATATTGTTTTACATATTTCTATGGTTGGATTTCCAACACCACCAAATAATACAGGGTAAAATAAGTATTATTTGGTTATAAGTAATTTCTTTTCACACATGAATGTTACCATTCTTCCCAGCAATTTAACCTATTATACGATTTAATACTATTATGATTTATATTCGTATAATTAACTTTGTATATGAGACTTTACCTTCTCATACACCGCACCATGCTATATAACGCTATATAGTTTAGGTGAAGTGGGCATATAGGCAAACAATTACAAAATGATATGTAACGATTGCGTTAACCTACATTTTTAAATGAAAATGCTGCTGCGATAGCAGTTGCTACGGCAGGTATTGCATTGCCACTTTTTACAATACCATCCAAAACTTCAATTAATTTTCCACCTGCATCAATTGCACCCTTAAGGAAATCGGACGACAAGAGATCGGCAGACAGTTCTTCTAATTTTGCCTTTGTTTGATCAATGGAATACTGTACGCTCTGTTGGTATTTTTTTTCTTCCTCTGCGGCTGAACCAGCGGAATTCATAGCTTCTTGATATGATTTTTCAAGTAGCTCAGGATTACTTAGGGCTGCCGCCAAAGCGTTACTCTGCTGTTTTCCAGCTAATGCTTGAAGCAAAGAACTCTGATCCAAATCAGAAAGATTGTTCCAGACTTTTGAGATATTTAATACAATATCATATATACTTTTAAATGTTTTTCCATCTGATTCGAGTATGTCATATCCTGTCATTGCTTTAATCATTTTTTGCAAATCAGCCGTAGATGTTACAAGACCATCAGTATCCTCGCCAGCCTGTTCTAACTCTGATGTTGCCGAACGGATACGCATACTAACAACCTTCCACATATTTCCGACCTTTTCTGGATTCTGAATTACAGAGTTGGTTGTACTAATTAAAGCTACACTTTCTTGTAGCGAAGTATTTGCAGCATTAAATGAAGCAGCAGATCTTTGAAGGGCTTCACCAATTCCCCCAGAGTCAATTGGCTCATTGTTCGATACATTGTTGAAAATGTCAATTATTTTTTCAGCTTCATCGGCTTCCATTTTGAAACCACGTAGTGTAGAAATAAGTGATTTGTTTGCAGAATCAATATCAATACCATCTCCAACGTTTTTATACAACAAAGCAACTCTAGCTAGTTCCTTACTATCTGGAAGATTATAACCATTTCTTGACCAGTCTGCTGTTGCTGAAATAGTATCAGAAATTGTTCCACCAATGTCTTTAGCGATATCTGCATAACTGCTAAAATCGTCATATATTTGTGACGATGTTGCTTCTGAGACTTTTGCCAAATCTGTAATTTGTGTGTTTATATCAATTACAGTAGAAGCGACCTGTTTTAATCCATTAATAACATCATAAACACCAACCATTCCTGCCATCTGTGCAGCAATTTGATGGAATCCGCTATTCTTTAAAGTGTCAAACAATGTTCTGCCAGCACGACCAGCTTCGACTTCGGCATTATAAATCTTTAAGATTTCACCATGAATCTTGTCAAGACTCATGCTAGGATTACCACTTTCAATTTCCGCATAGTAAGCTTTAATGTTAGCTTTTGCCTCAGAAGACATCTTGCTATTTTCATTGAGAAGCTTATGAATTTTGTCTAATTCTTTCTGACCTGAAACAAAGTTATATCCCTTTTCAGAAGCAGACATATTGGTAACAGTAGCGATAGTATCTTTGATTTTCTTTTCATAGTTATCCAATCGGTTGATATCATCACTTGTCACCAAACTAGCATCTTTACCCTTTAATTCATTAAGCAGAGTTTCATACTCTTTAACAGCATTCTTGACAGCCTGTACATTTTCTAAATATGTACTACTTGTCCAACCACCATCATTAAATCTGTCAATAGTTGTTTTATATTTGTCAATTTTGCCGTTATATGAATCTAACCGTTTATCATACTTATTAAGATTTACATTTGCATTCTGTTCTTTTGCCTGTGTATTTTCCTTAACTTTCTGAGTGTTCTGTTCTAATACATTATTCTCTTCTTTGATGGAATTGGTAACAGATTCTGTAGAAGCAGATGAAATATTCGTTTTCTGTCCAATCTTACTCTGTGCATCAGCCAACTTCTCAGCTTCTTTAGCAGCATCTTGATATGCATTACTAATATTCTCCACCTGTTTGACAGCACCACCCGTATTGCCACCCATATTGCTCATGTTTTTATTAACATTGAGAATATTCTGACTCAGTTCAGAAAGTGACTTGTCAATATTCTGAATAGAAGAGAGTAGTGTTTTAGCACCAGAATCATCCACTTTACCAAAAGCTTTACTTAAACTTTGTACTTCTGATACAATATTTGATAGTTCTTTCGATAAATTCTCAAACTGTTTAAAATCACCTGTTCCTTTACTAAGAGAATCAAGCATTTTTTCGAGATTAGAAATTACACTGGATAATTTCTTTTCATCGACATTTAATTTGATTTTATATTCTTTGCCTTCAACAGTGTCTAATCTGTCTTGGACTTGTTTCATATCTGAAAGTAGTTTTGCTACATTCGATTTGATTTCTACATCATACTGATATGTACCTGGCATTTTCTACCTCACTTTCTCAAAATTTGTTCTATTCTGTTATTTATAATTTTGTCTAAGCGACCACCAAATCCACTTTCAATATCTCGTTCAACATACATATATGGAGGTAATGATTGATGCATCATCCATTTTCCATGACCATGTTCTCCATCAATAAACATATAGTCGAAAGCTGTACTTGGTTTTAAACTCTGACCAAACCAACCGACATATGAATCCATTGCGCCTGAATCAACTGAAAAAAGAAGAACGTTCCCTTTACCTCTTGTTTTTGTAGAATCAAGAATTTTCATGAAGTTATATGTTCTTTCATACGACTGTGGAGTATAGTCGTTATACCAATCTATTAATGAATATCTGACAGATTCTTTTAGAAGTTCATTTGCTTGTGGAGCAATTTCTTCTGCAATATGATTTTCAATTCTGTCTAACTTCTTTTTAAAATCTGCATATATATTTTTTGCCATTTCATCACCTCAAAAAATTTCACTATTTTTACACTAAAATAGGAGAGCAGTATAACCACTCTCCGTAAGAAAAGCCATATACGCTGTTACACGTATAGAGCCTAATATTTAATCTTTATTTCTTAAATAATATACAATTCCATATACCATACCAACAAATCCAAATATGAAATAATAATGACTTGTTGTTAATGTGAAATTCACAAATGGCTGCAACGCTTCTACAAAGATATTATCAACTCCAAATAGACTGAGAAACCATGCACCAATAAGTCCATAAATTATTCCTTCAATCATATAAATCCTCCAAAGAATTTTGAATTTACTTAGACCTCTTTGAAATTGCCTTTCTTAGCAAACTTAAGAATTTTATCTTCTAAATCTTCATTCGGGATCTCATCAAGCTTTTTACTTACAACTTCGACAAGTGGTGTGAGAGTAGCATTTGCCAAATCAGAAATCCTTCCAATCTGTTTGCTAATAAACGCCTGAGTAGTTGTCTCATTAAACTGAGTGTCTGATTGCTTCATTGTTAAAATGGTTTTAAATTCTCTTAATTCGCTTATAGGAATAAGTGGATCAGCTTTATCAGAGCCAACCATTAAAATATCAAGTAGACCAGATGACTTAAGTGCGTCATATCCCTTGATAAAACCTTTATCATCCTCGTCAATCTCAAGGTCAGTATATAATTCAATTACGGCACGACAAAACTGTACATACTGAGCAACAGAATTTACTCTAATCTTATCTGTTTTACGATACTTTGTTACTCCGTTATCATCATAAGATTCCTGCTCAAATGTTGTCTTATCTACAATCAACTGTGCGTAAGCATCTTTCTTGATAATTGAAATGTATGGGGTGATTTTGATTTTACTTAATAACTGTTCCTTTAATGTGTTATTTGCCATGTTGTTATACTTTTCTACAAACTCTAAAAGTCTCATATTCCTTTTTCTCCTTTACAAATGTGACTCGTTTACAAACTTCTGAATGTCATATGTATATCTAGTTCGTTTCTTTCTGCTATTTATTTGAATAGCATTATTATTTTTCAAGTCGTTAATATTGAACGACTTCTTATCTATATTCTCCATCATCTTTACGAAATCGCAGATTTCTATAAAGAATGTGTCGTTATTTTCATTCCTAAAATTACAAATAAATCCTGCGACAAGATTATGTTCACTTGCTTCTTGCAGAGATTTAATTTGATTATCTCTAATCATTGATAATGGCAGACTTGTTGATTGAGTTGATTTTAATTCGAGCAAATACAATGTCCTTGAATCATCATCAAATAGAAGATAATCACAAATATTACTACTAGCAAATCTAGTATTATTTCCATTCCCAAACGATGCTGCATTATCCCTGAAACGATAAATCCAACACGTATTTGGGACAGAATCTTTAATCGACTGTTCAAAAATCTTTCCTGGATTCTGTGCTATTTCCTTTCACTCCTTTACATAGCAAAAGAGCGGCTTCTGAAGAAACCGCTCTTTCTTAATTCTTATATTTAATTGTTATATGTACTTGGTTAGTTGTTAATAATCATAGAATAAAGTTCCCATTTGGCGTTTGGATATTTGCTGATATTTTCACAGACAAGTTTATGGACATCATTCATATTCCCTAAATTCTTGTCAATATGAATTACTTTTCCACCTGTTATTTCGATTTCTTCACAAATTACATTGTAATACATTCCCATAGGCATACATCTCCTTTATCTTTTTATGCAAAATAATTCATATAAGTCTACATGTAACGCAAGAGATAAAGCGACTGCATGAGATAATAAAATATCAGAAGTATATCCATTTTCTAAATTGGAAATAGCAGTAGAAGATAGTCCGCATCTCTTGGACAATTCTGATATTGATATATTCTGTTTATACCTATATTCACCAACTTTATTCTTCATGTAATGTAGTATGCTTAGAATTATTTTGTATATTCATATAATACATAAGAAAATATTAACCAGAATTGGTAATTTTTGTGGTATAATATAAAAATACAGTTATTTTTTTTCAACTTCTTTTATTGGCAAACATAATACTTCTGGTTTTAATTTATCATGGTAAATATCATCGCCACCAGCATCTTCATAAATATTCCCTAATTCAAGGAAGGTTTTTATTCCTGATTTATCTATATAACCACGTTCTGTGAATTTCCCATGTAAGTCATAAAGTTGATTTCTAAGAGTTGCAACGGTCTTTGCTTTATCTTTAATCTCTTTTTGCACTAACGTATCTTTAATATCGTCAACACCTTGAGATATTTTTGATATTTCTTTATATTGCCAATTATCATGTTTTTCTAAAGTGGTTATTCTGTCTTCAATTGTTTCTTTGTCTTCTTCAAATCCAAATTTTATCCTAAGAGTCTTTTTTATCTTTCCGAATAAAAAAATAATTTTATCAATTCCTAAGATGATAATAAACAATCCCATAAGCCAAGGCGCAAAATCAAAACTGAGTAAATTTTCAATTTCAGTCATTTTTATTACCTATGATCTTTCTACTTTTCTGATTTAATAAAATTTTTAAATACTTCGTATAATCCCGTAGAAGCTAGTCCAGATACTAAACCACCAAGCAAAATCTCAGGTGTAAAACTCATATTCATCCATGCATTCAACACGACTCCAATTATTGCCATAATTAACGGAATATATTTATTGATTGTATCTGTTGTTACAAGATTTTTTAATACATAGCCAATACATAAGCAAATACCAACAATAATTGGCACTGCAAAATTTGTTAAAAATGTTACATCCATAATTTTTCCTCCTTTTATTTAAACTTTTTTAATTTTCCAGCCTTCAGAAGAATCAACATCTGATTATTCTGTTCTGCCGTGAACTGATAATTTTTAATTCCGTTTGCCTTTGCAATCTTTGCTCTAGCTTCCTTAGAAGAATCAATATGTACAGACTCTAAGGCTTTTGCAAGAGTTGTATATGATTTATTACATTTTGGATAATAAGCTGAATTGCTTGTAGAAGTAGAAGATGGTTTTGTTGTGGTTGTTTCTTTGTTGATAGAATAGATATACTCAACATGCCCGATTTGTTTTGGACGAGACGGATCAGATCCAACAAACAATATTGCATCTCCAACCTTTAAAATTTCAGGATTTGTAATATGACCATTTTTAATCTTTACTGGAACAGTTTCAAACAATGAACTTGTATAAATTCCTGCCGTGTTTAGTAACGGTACACTATATCCAATTTTCTTAAACGTAGCACATCCACTAGAAGAGCAGTCTGAATAATACTTCCCCTTATATGGAGTATATACATATGATCGTAACGACTGATTATATGAGTTCCGACCTAGAATAGTTTTATATGTGTCATGGAACTTTTTACGTCCAGAATCGGTAATTTTCTTTAATCGTCTTACTGCAACAACGCCTTTATGTTTTCCGTTTGGAGCAATACTTTTATATCGACTTTCAAGATATGCGTACATATTTTTAGTAGACGGAGTTCCTGATCCGTGACCACAGATTGTAATATCTTTTTCGGTTACTGCCATAATAGTTTCCTCCTTCCTATATTAATTCATGATTACACCATTTCTTATAAACGTCTTTTGTGTCGTTTCTAATAAAAGTCATTATTATAATTTTCTTTTCACATTTGGGGCTATAACTCGTATATACATCCACTGGATAAACATTAGAGTCGATGTAAAAAGTTTGTTGATCTCGATTATATATACGAACAACTTCTTTTTCGGTATAATTCCTTGGTTTTAAATTACTTTCAATTATCATTCCTTTTATTCCTCACGTAAATAGCGTAAAAAATAGGGATTCTAACATTGAATAGTGGTATGTTATAATCCCTTATTTAAAATCACTATTCAACATTACTTTCAACCTCTTTTTCGGCTTTTGTAACAATATCCTTTTTGACAGATTTAGCCTCCGTCTTTTTATTTTCTTTCTTAATAACTTGTGCTTTTGCCTTCATGATAGAAGCAATAGAATTCTTATAACTTTCGCCAAAGTATTCTTTTCTGCTTAAATCTAATTTTTCTAATTTTGCTTTTGCTTCGATATCTGTCATGCGTCCATCTTCAAAAGCAGAAGTCACTTCGTCAATTTCATGGCAATTATCTGAACACCAACAAAAATACCACGTTGGTTTCAAACGATCTTCTGGATTACAAACTGGACAAAATGAATAAGTTTTACCGCAAAGCACACAAGTTCTCAATTCTTTCTTTGCCATTGTTCCTCCTTGTAAGAAGAGGGCAGTAGTTAAACTGCCCTAAATGTTCTTATAATTCGATGTCGTCTTCTTCCTCATCAATGTAATAAATAGAGAAAAGTTCTGCATCTGTAGAGCAAGCATTTAACATCATAGAACCCTTATAGTCCATTGTCTGAGAATCACCACCCTGTAATGCAAGTGAGAACTCAGGACTTGGCATAAATGAAGGAATGTGAATGATTGCTGCCTTTAATACATCAGTTTCGCACTTATCTACGACAAGTGCCTTGAAGAATAATTCATGAGACTTAGGGAACTTCTTACCTGAGTTAGTAATCTTTGCTCCGCTCTTAATTGTCTTCTTATACTTGACAATATACTGAGTTTCACCATCTGCGATAGGCGGTGTTAATACATCACTTGCAGGAGTTGTTACATGCTGATCTCCTGAATCTTTTACCTCGTCAGTATGTGTAATTCCGTACTCTGTAGCAGAAGCAGCAGACCCTTTCTTAAATTCATCCTTACCCATAGATCCCTTTGTAGAAAGGGCATTTACATGAATTGATCCATCTACATATCCTGTGATATCTAATGTTTCGCCAGCTTTTACAATCTGAATCATTGGCATAACAATACCCTTATCTGCGGTTGCAATCTCAGCATCAGTAGCAGAAATAGCTTCTACAACAGCGAGGTTAAGGAATGCATTAGTTGCAGTAACCTCACCTTTCTTACCTGTATACTTACGATATACAAGGTTTCCATCCTTATCATTGATATCTGTTGAGTCAGCAGTAATATCAATATTTGCCTGTGTAAGCTGTGTTAAAGCGTACAGAGGTGTACCATTAGACTTTGCACCGTAACCAAACTGAAGTCTATCTACGATTACGTCACCTAATTTAAATGCCATAATTATTTTCCTCCTTTAAAATTGTTATTTTTATGCAATAAAAAATGAGCGATTAAATATCGCCCATAAAATTGATTAAATCTTCAGGAATGTCTTTGGCTGACACCATACCACCGTAAATTCCGTGTAGAGCAGCCGTTCCCTGTTCATATTTTTGAATTCTGTTTACAGAATCCATAAACTGACATATATTCACTTGTTTTAATTCTTCCAACTTATATTTAAACCCAGGATGATTTATACAACTCGAAACAAGTGGTAAAAGAGTCGATGCGCCCTTCTTTTTATCATCCTGTTCTGCTTTCATTCTATCTTCTTGTAAAATCCATTGTTTTGTTGTTTTACCTTTTGCCTTTTCAACCTTTGGATGAACATTCATCATCGCTCGAATAAATTCGGCAATTTCCATATATTCGTCATCATAAATAATCATATTTTTATCTTGATTTAAAAGCGCAAGATGATTGTATTCTGGATCGTCAACATTTTTTCTTGCTTGAATTAGTTCAAATCCATCAAAACTAAAATCTTTGAATAGTAGCTTTAACGGCTCTTTATCTTCAAGCAATTGATATAAGATATAAAACACTTCAATATCTTTTGTTTTATTCCAGTCTTTTTTGAATACATCATAAAGAAGAACTCGAATAGAAGTAGAATTACTCAGAAAGGGAGAGATTGCTTGGTAAAATTTTGATTCGCCAATATTTAAAATATCTCCTATGGTTGGAATTGAAATAGTTATACCATTTATTGTATAATCCTCACCAAAATACATTTTTAGTTTGTCAAAATGGTATTCTGGATTATGACTTTTTTCTTGTTTCTTTTTTATATCTTCTTCAGCAGCAGATTGAAGATTATTTAACGTTTCTAATACATCCAAATAATCACCGCCTTACACCGTAATTCACAATAGAAGACTTTTTATCTGTTGTTTTATGAATTCCATTAGTGTCAACAACTTGGAATACGAGAGTACGAACAAGATAATTATTATCTGTTGTGGATTCCTTAGAAGATATGAGATGAGTCTGCATACCAAAGATATTTGACCAATTAAATCGCTCTCTTATAATAGAAGCAATAAGATCGTGTCTTGGAACACCAGTTAATTTATCATTTCTGTCATTACCATGAACAAAAATAGTAAATGTAACATTTGTATACTTTAATGTATCCTGATAGCGAGGCATTTCATCAAAAGATACTTGGTAACAGATATAATGTTTTACTTCAGTCTGAGTATCAGGAATAAATAAATAAGGACGAATATTAGATGTTCCACCAAAATATCTATCCCATTCCCCAAGAGGTTCATACTCTTTTGTATCTTCGTTCCATTCCCAGTTGATATTACCATCATCGTCAAAAAGTTCAGATTCTAATGATTTTTCATTAAGTGCATATAAAAGACATGGATTAAGCATAAGTGCTTTTTCAATCTTTTTCTTATACTGAATATTTTCATCATCAGGAGTAGTCTTATATGCACGAAGCTTATTTAACAAATCATTTTTTGTAACTAATTTTTCTGCCATAAAACACCTCCTATTCAGTTAATTCTAACGACAAAATTTTAGATTCAATCGGTAAGTCATTCTTAACAATTTCACACTTAATAGACAGTATTTTGCCGATAGTAGAAGCGTCATTAGGAAACTTTACTTTCTTTTGGTTGTATTCTGTACCAACTCGCCATGTAACTTTATCAGTCCAATCTTCATCGTCAATAGAGCAAGTCCATGTAAAAGTTGCATCAGCATATTCAGTTGTAATATCTTCATTGGAATCATTGAATAAATTTACTGTAAGATTTTTATAGCTGCCACCAATTTTAATAGTTGAAGTGGATGCTGAAATTTTTGCTGTAATAGAAGATGGGGGAGTAGTTGGAGTAGACGGATCTGTTGGAACGATTTCTGAATCGAAATATGAAGCCCACATTCCAATGATACGACCATTCTCGTCCTTTTCGATATAGTCTCGATTATCAGACCATACAGTTTGATATATAGTAAGTTTCTGAATCCCGACAGGCTGAATATTCTCAATTTTTGTACAAGCCCATATCAGAGGATGTTCAGTTGGAGCACTAACTACAATTCGCATTGTTGTATCTTCATTAGTCGTATACCAAAACTTCTCAGTATATTTATTGAGAGGAAGCCAGATTTTATTTTGGTTATCAGTTCTTGTAAACACTCGATCCGTGTACTGCCCGATGGTGTAGCTGCTTTGCATACGAAGAACAGACCACATTCTACGCTTAATCCTATCTTTGCCGTTTATCTCAATCCAACACAATTCGTAATCACAAGGGAGTACAAGATACTTTGGAAATTGATTAGCTTTTTCTTCTCGACAAATCAACCATTTATGATAAACATTCCTATCGTCTGGAATGTCCAGATAACAACCAACAGGAAATGTGTTTCCATAGGTTGATTTATAGTCAGTTTCAAAATAATACAGTTCATCATCTTCTGTAAATCGAACAGGTTGAGATGGCTTGAACTGCACATAATAATCAACTTGGTCTTTATCCATAGACTGATATGATTTAACAATAAATTTTGCGTCTATGCGTGTTTTTGTTGTATTCTCATATGTCATGCCTTCAGCCAACCGTGGTTGGTCATCGTGGAAGAAATCATAAATATAACAGACTTTACTTTGGATGTCATTATCCCAAGTTTCCTCCATCATCCAATCAGACTGTTCCTTATAAATCTGACCAATAGTTTTCGCATTATTTGTTTTGGCGTTTGCGATACGCCTAGCTGTTTGTAGACTCGGCATCGCAACCCACCTCCTCAAACATTTGCTTAATATATCCGTGAGAATCTAATATTTCTCTACGAAAAGTACCATAATGAAAATTATCACTTGCAACTTCGTTTCTTGCGGCTTGCAATGTTGACATTAGCTTGACCATAATTCCATTGTTATTAAAGAGAGTATGGACACCGCCAAAGTTTTCAAGCAAGTGATCAAAATATATGAGGAAAGCTTCATCATTCTCGAAGATGGTTTCCTCTATTGTGTTATCTTTATAGAGTAGAAGCTTATGTATGTCATTGTGCATGGCGCTGGCAGCTTCTTTGATTTGCTTTTTTGTAAAATAACCGTAGATATACTTCATGTTAGGACTCCGAGTTGATATAAGAGTTATACATATATCCGTAATCTCTAATCATCTTATTGAGTTCTGTCTTCATACTGTCAAGACGTTTAATCATGTTACTATGATTGTCTAACAGTTTTTTTTCTTCCTTGCCGCCTATCATTACAGATGTATGTAAGATAGAATCTACCTGTGGTTGTAACCATTCGATAGTCATTCCAAGGATAAGTAAGTCTGTAACAAAATCAATATCAGATGCTTCATCAACTGAATTATTCAGAGTAAAGTCAATCTGTTGGATTTCATCATCAAATGCGATAGAAGAGAAGAGTCTACGAACTCTCGGTTTTCCAATTACGTTATGTAATCTTTCTGTGTATATATCAAGCAAATCATTTTCTGACAAAGATAACTCTTTAGGATCGTTTACACGACCTCGTGTTCTTGAAAACACGGTTTCATATGGAAGTAACATTGTGTACCTCCTTTAATTATAAAATAGAAGATAAGTCTGTTCCGCAAACCTCATCAATAACCTTGATTTTCTGAAGAGAATCAAAAGTTCCAGCTTCCATCTGTGTTGCAACTTCTGCACTTACGGCTCTCTGTAATCCATTAGGAAGAGTAGGGAAGACACGCTTAAAATCATCAAGATTCATATCAATAAGAGTATCTACATCTTCTGAATAAATCTTCTCATACAGAGACTTAACATCCTTCCACTTAGGATCTTCTAATAACTCTTCATCTTCAATTACAAACAATGTCTCAAAGATGAATGCAGACTTCTTGGCTTTTAATCCAAGTAAATCCTGATACTCAACTTCTGTAATATCTCCATAGTCTTCCCATGTATATACTTCACCAGATTTCTTTCCTGTGTAAATAAGCTGTCCTTTTGTCATAGAACGACAAGGAATTAAATCATCAGACTTATATTCTTTAACAGTTACTTTCTCAACTGGCTTTTCTACCTTTTCAGGCTTTGTTGCGGTTGTCTTAACAGCTTTCTCTTCTGCATTAGTCTTTTTTGTATATGTCATCCTTTTATCTCCTTACATTAAAATAGGAGAGTGCTAACGCACCCTCCGAAAATCTACGCACAATTTAGGCAATGTTCTTATAGAAACCGAACTTTCTCTGAAGTACAGTTGCTACACCCATCTTCTGCTGGTACTCATATTCGATAGTCTTATCCATATTTGTATCACCATCAGATACTTCCTTAACCTGTGCCTCGCCCTCATCATAAATCTTGATAAACTTGTTATCTGCAACAGGCATAACAAGAAGAACATCATTAGCAACCAACTTCTTAGAAGTATCATTTGAAGCAAAGCTCTGAGGAATCTCTACAAGACGAATTCCTTCCCAGATACCAAGACGACCAGTTGTATGTCTTTCCTCTTTCATAGAATCAGAAATCCACTGTGTATCAGCGAGAGCGTTAAGCTTTGAAAGGGCAGTCTTAGTACCCATAATTACAGCTTCTACACCGTTGGCAGTCTGAACGTCCTCTACAAGAGTAATGAGTGTATCCTTGTTTAATGTACCTGTCTTTGTGAACTGAGATGTAGGTAATACCTTATCACCAGTTGCCATAACAGCAGCATAAACCATGTCATTTACTTTCTTGTCGAAAGCTTCATAAATCTTGTTAATGAAACCAGCCCAGTCAACCTTACCTGCCATGAAAAGCTCGTACTCTGCATAAATTTTTACTCCATACCAGCTTGTCTTAACAGAGAATGTGCTTCCAGCACCAAGTCTCTGACGGAACAGATTGTGGTGATTTCCTGAAAGTTCAGATACTGTTAATACAGTCTCATCAGGAACATAGAACTCATTTGTATCACCTGTATTCATAGACTTAACTTCTACGAACTCATTGAAGAAAGGATTATCACCCCAACCAGAAACAAGTAAGTTCTCAACTGTCTCTTCAATTACCTCGAAGACATCAATCTTATGTCTACGAATAGCCTTATGTAACTCTTTACGATTGCAATCCTCATCTACACCAAGGATCTCGAACATAACCTCACGAATCTTAGCGTCTGCATCTTCTTTAGATACATCTTTCTGCTTTCCACAAGCAGTATCAATCATTAACTGAGAAAACTCAGCATAATCCTTATCAGCAAATACTTCTCTAGTATCAGCATTACTAAAAGTTAATTTCTTCATTATTCTTTATCCTCCTTCCTAATTATTCAGCAGTAGCCTTTAACTTCTTTGCAGAAACAGCTACAGTGTCACCAACAGCAGGTGCTTTATCAGAAGTAAATCCTTCAGCAGAAATTGTGAACACATCACCAACATAAAGTTCGTAGACTCTCATAATGTCACCTTTGGCATTATAAAAATTGCTTTCCTCCTGCATCTTAGTTGTGTATTCCTCATAAATAAGAGGTACAGATAATACAAGACCATCACCAGCTCCTACAGCAGTAACCTCTACACGAAAACCACCATTTGCCGCCTTCTCAATAATCTTTCCTGCGAAAGTAGCAGAAGCAGCAGCCTCCTCATATACTTCTGGTCTGAGGTACTTACCTTTTGAAACGATGCAGCCATTGTCAATGTCTGCCTTTGCTTCAATGTTCCAAATGTTTCCAACATGAGTAGCCTTGATCATTGTTGACTCTGCTACAGCATGTTTAGTATCAAAATTGATAAAACTTGTTGCCATTTTAATTTCCTCCTTTTAATTTTTTGCAATAAAAAAGAACGTCTATTTGACGTTCAAACAAATGTGTTTATATTCTATTTTTACTTGAATAATGTTCGATAAGCTTTTGGCTTATTAGTATCTTCCTTCATACTGAATCTAATTTTAGAAGTTGATTTTCTATCTGAATTGTTCATAGAGAATGTTCCAACAGATGAAATATAGTCAGCAAAGATTACTTTTGCTTCTTTTTCAAGTTCTGAAAGAGAGTAGTTATCCATATTTTTCTTTAACTCATCAAAAGCATTATTCTCGGCTAATACGGAATACTTTTCATCAGATAACATAGCTTCACGCTCTGCATGAACTTTCTCAAATTCAGCATCGTCATGATATTTCTGCAATTCATCAAATTCTTCATTTGTATGAGAGTGAGAATTTTTATACTCTTCATATTCAGCCTTTAATGAATCAAGTTCTGATATTTCCACAGCCTCTTCAACGGGTTCATCTACTGAGTTTTCCACAGTAGAATCAGATACGTCTTCCTGTACCTCTTCATTTTCAGATTCAGTTTCTACATTTTCATCTACTTCTGTTTCAGGAGTTTCCTCAGTTGTATTCTCTACAACTTCTTCTGTGGATCCCTCATTTACTTCCTCAACAGTTTCAACTACATCTTCTCGATTGTCTTCCACGAATTCTTCCTCCTTTCCATCAGCGTCTTTATTAAAATAAAAGGCTAATTCATTTTTGAGTTCACCCATTACTTTTGAAAATTCTTCCTTTTCAAGTGAATACTGAACAGGAATTACTTTAGATTCTATAAAGCAAGGCTCTGTGTGCTCTGGACTTGACTTGTCATCAGCTTTACCCAAAAGACATAATGCTGAATATGTAAAATCAACCAATTCTGTATAATTGCTATCTTTCTCGTATGGGCGAAAATCCTCGACATTAACTTCCATACTCTGATTGAAATAAAAATCCTCGGAATAAATTGCATCCATTAACTCAGGATATCTACCTGTCCAAAGAATAACTTCAGCAGTTAAGTATTCAGTTTCAATCTCGTCTTCATATTCCTTAACTGTCTCAAATCCAAATGAATCTGCTTTTACAACACCATAGGGTACGCAAGCACTTTTAAGATTCCAGTCGTCATCAATGTAATAATCATGACCACCCATGTATTTTTCACCAGTTGGATTGCCTTCATCATCCAATTTATCAATCAAATGACCAACAACAGGTGCATATGAAAGTGTAGGCAAACATCTTTCAATATTTTCCTTACTCATATAAGAATAATTTCTGTTCTTACCAACGCCCTGAACGTAACATTTACACAAAGTAAACTCATCATTGATTTTTTCAATAGGCGTAACTTTTGCCTTAAATTTTAGCGAAGTATGCTTCTTATCCATGTTTCCTCCTTTCTGAATTTTTGCAAAATAAAAGTTGCCCAAGAGGACAACTAGAATGTAAGCATATTGCTATACTCGATTTTATTTATATCAACACCTTCTGAAAATTTTAATGTTGTGTTATTCAGAAACGTGTAGATGTTTTTGTTACCTGTTTTCATCTCTTTGAACCCAGATTTTCGTAGAGCAGTAGCAGTATTTTCATCTACTGTCATGATTAACTTTTTGTCATTCATCCCTTTACTCCTTATCCATTTGCTTGATCTCTCTTATCTTGTGAGGCTTCACCAGCATCGGTTATGCTATCAGCACCACCAATATCCTTAGTCTGTCCACCACTTTCATTAGAAGATGAAGATGACTGGGTATGACTTGACTGCAATGGAACGAATGTATTAGCAATATCAAGTACCTGCGTCTCTAAGAAATTCAAACTCATTGTTTCGAGTTCATTGAAACCATTAAGATTGTTTACGGTTAAAGCAGTTGGCAAACCATACTGTGCTCCTTCCAATAATTCCTTTTTCAATGTACTCTTTGTATATGGAGATGTTTCCAACATTTTTACTTTTGCTGGATTAGAAACTTGATAAGATAAGAATCTGTTTAGATAAGCTTGTGTCTGTGGTAGGAGAGAAGCAGTAGCATATTTTTCATCGAACTTAATCGCTCCTTGCCAAGCTGTAGTTCCTGAAATGGAACTTGAGTTAAGCAACTGAGCACCACCAGAAGTATTAAATACTGTCTTGGTAGCATTTTCAATTTTATTTACATCACTTGCCTGGTCATCACCAAATGTAAGAACATCTAATGGAATAGGCGTAATAGCTGCTGCTATGTAATCAGGTAATGATTCAACAAACTTGTTATAATACTCAATTGCTGTATCTGGATCTACTAAAAATTGGTCAACTCCATCTTGGTCGTTTGACAGTGGGATAGTAGCAGTGACCAATTTATAGATATTTGCTTCGTCTGCCACAGCCTGAATATCTTCAAGATCTGCAAGGTTTATGAGCGAATTGAATAAATTCATATATGGTGGTAGTGGTATTTCATAGTCATCTATGTTTACCTTGAAACAAATACAATATTCATCTGGCATCTGTTGCCAACGATTTTCTGTTGTATTACTCTGATACTGACGATACATAGAGGTAAGTGGTTCGCCTATCCATTTGACCATATCTTCATGCTTTGTGTAGTAAGACATATCCATTACATAAGAAAGATCACCTGTCATATACGCTCCGTTTACCTTGGCATAGTCAGGATCAACAGGTAATATGAAATAACCAGTGTCATCATAGAAAGCCATCCCAAAGAATACATCTTCTCGCCATGCTATGATATATGCCTTTAGAAATTCCAATGCCAAGTTCATATTATTGAGAACAGTAAGAGTATCATTATAACTCTTCAGAACTTTTGTAGCATCACCACCTTTATTCATATCAATAATAGGAATAACTGCACGAGCATTTGTGTCAATCATAGTAGCATTAAACCATACCAATCTACGATAAACGCTACTTCGATAATATAAGTATCTACTTAAATTTCGCAAGTTCTTATACTGTGCTGGTGGATTCTTCATATATGTACGAAGCTTTGTTTTATCAAATGTAGAATAGGTTCTTGATGTAGATTTTGTCGGATCTACAAGTTGTTTTAAAGCGTTTTGTGCCTTTGCGAAATTTGATATATTTTTCTCATTTTTCTCATACCACTCTTTAATTTCTGAGGCAGTACGAGTCGGTGTGCTTGACACCTTACTTTTTGTTTGCGCCATATTTGATAGCACACCTCCTTTTTAATTATATAGACTAAATCGTTTTGATTGACGGATTGGGAGTTTGTTGACAAGATTATTTGTGTTGGTTGGACGTTTCTTTTTTAATCTTAGCTGGTCAACGACATAATAGTTATATTCCAGACTTGAATACCGATCCTTCCGCATACCAGGCTTTTCTTTTACCCTTATTTTTCCATTAACAATTTCATGCTCCAAATTTATAAGTTCGTCAATAAGAAATGATGTTTGATAGTATGGTAATTTTAAAATAGTCTTTACATTATCTGAAAGTTTATTATAATTCTTAATTTGTTTCTTCCATTTATCATCCATATCTGATTCATTTAACAATAGATTTATATAACCATTCTGAAATCCTGCTCGTAATGACAAACACATATCATTATTTAATTGTGCGTTGCCTTTAATAGCATAAATACATTTTGTGGCATCCTTATACTTACATCTAATTGCAAGGTCATCATTATTAACAACGGTCATAACTTTATATGTTGTGGAATATTGTGGATCAAATCTATCACCACCCATAACATAATCTAATGTACCCTGTCCAACACCTGAAGCATCTATCGCAAAATAATCACAATCATATTGATAGAAGTACCTCATTGCTAAAAGTCCTAACTCTTCTGTTAATAAACCTTCTTTTGAATCTATAAAACTAACATTACATATTGGATTATTTGTATCAGAAAAAATAGATTGAGAAAGTGTAAAGACAGCAGCATCGTTATCGTGCTTTCGAGAAGCAAGAAGTGCAACGTCAAGAGACAAGATTCTTTTTTCATTTATCTGTTTTTTAGGAATCTGAGTGCCTGTTTCCATATAGTATTCTAATGGATGTAAGCTTTCTTGTAATATTCTTCTGTTATTCAATACATCAAAATTAAACAATGCGTCTTCTGAAGCACCATAGAATATTGCTTCACGTTCCATTTTGAACGATACATCTGAGAACGTAGATTCATTCATTTCGTCTTCAACAATCTGTGGGAGCAATAATTCTTCGTAAATACTCAACTGATATGGGAGTGAACATATGAAGTAGCTTAATTTATCGTTAAGCGAATTAGCAAAATATGATTTTACCTTTTCGAACATTTCACTAGCTTTATACCAAGCCGATGACATATACAATTCCTTGGGCATAACTTTCAAGTGTTTATACTTAGGATTATTTAAATATCCAGGACTTCTTGGCACGTTCATTGGTCTTAAAACTGTATCTACAATCTTTTGCGAAACCATCCTCGATTCATCGCAAATTAGGATTGAACAGCGAGTTCCTCTTGTGTTCTCATTTGCAACTTTTACGATTATCTGAGAACCATTCTTAAACCATATTCCACAATCATTTATACCTGTACTTATTTTTTCAATTTCCGAACATAAGAGAGGTGATTTATGCATAAAACCATCTGTTATTTTTAGTACGATATCTTTGCCCTGTTTAAAAGTATGGCTGGTCGTCACGACAATCTCTCCTGGGAACAAGATACATCGAATACAGGCGAAGAGTGCAACCAATGTTGTTTTACCTTGAGATCTTGATGCAACATAATAGAATTTATTATAATGCATCATTGCCCATAATAAAATTTTCTGAAAAGGTCTTAGATAATTACTATCTAAGCCAAGATAATCAACACAAAATCTGCTTGGATTGGCTCTGTAGTATGCTGCTCTCCAAGCAACAGTGTTCATTATTCTTTCATGTTTATTTTGACGAACTTCTTTTTCTGTTAATTTTTTTTCTGTCATTTGGTATCATCCCCAAATACAGATTTATAAATATCATCAGATTCGTCATCCTCTGAATAATCTTGTTTCTTAACAGTGTACTTTTGAAGTTCGTCATCATATTCTTTAGAGTAACCATTATCTATACCAAGCGAACGAGCTAAACTTCCTTTAAACCAAGTTTTAATATATTTTCCAATATGATTAACATCGGCAAATTCTGGATCTGGATCTGGAATTGGTTTTGTGCTTTCCCATTGCTCAATCAATTGTCCAAAAGTCAAAGAACTATCTAATCCATTATCAGCATTTTGTCGTGGTAAAATATTAATAGAAGCCAATAAATCTGTATATGTTTTATCCAAATCTTTTGTATTCTGTCCAGCTTTTGTAGCTTTGTTAATTTCCCATTTCTTAAATGCTAATCGCTCGAAGATTGTTTCTTGGGCTTTTGTATTACATTCATATCTAGTTATCCAATCTTGATATTCATTTTCAAGGAACATAAGATCTTCATTACTATACGAGCCTCCAAATCTCTTTTTGGCTGCACGTAATGTTTTTTGAACAATTTTCACATCTTCTGAATTGTTTTCTGTTTCATCTTCAATACTTAATTCAGAATCTTTCCAATGTTTATTTTTATATTGTGGTAGAGATTTAACCATAACAATATATTGCTGTGCGGCAGTAGAACGATTCTTTTCGCCAAGACCTTCTGATAATACATTTAATTGGGCTTCATAATCAGAGTCGATAAATACCCAATCCAGCCTTCTAAATACATCAATAGTTTTTTGTTTATTATCAATTCTTCGCCCATCTTTATCTTTATCGGTACACATATCTATTAAACATTCTTTACATGCAAAATGTTCAATTCCACTCGCTGTCTCTGTAGATGAATAAAATGCCTTTACAGTCTTCCATTTTCCACAATGAGGACAGTATACATAATCTAAATTAAGAAGATGATTGTAGTCTAAAGCTAATTCATGGTATGCTGATTTTACCGAATTTACAGTTAGCTTCTTAATTTCATCATCTGTTTTTGCTTGTTTTAAATTAGCTATAGTAATCACTTCCTTCCTTTTATTCCAATAAAATAGGAGAGGAAGTATCAACTTGCCTCTCCAAAAATTTCTTTATAATCTTTATAGTACATCCAACTCAATTTTTCTTTCGTTAATGGATGCATACCGGCGGTCTTTGTTTCTCCTCTACATACTCTTTGAATAGGTAATTTACTTTCAAGACCACACCATTTACAAGCAACAAGTGCATTATCAAATACATCTTTTGTATTTAAACATATTACTTGTTTCTTACCTTCGAGCTTATAATTTATAAGTGAATCAATTTCATCTTGATTCATATTTTTATAATCGGATAAATATCTCCATACAAGAGGAATGCCATTGTCATCCTTGCCTGCAAAATGATATCTACCCTTACAACAAGCACTTATACCACTTCCTTTTTTCATATGGTATTTTTCTGCTGCATAAATTAATCCATCAAAAACTTCACCTGTATTAAGACATACAATTTTTGTATAATTATCATTTTCTTTAGGAATATATTCAGATAATTTATCTTTTGGATATTCATCATAATCTTTTTTATACATCCAAATCATTTTCTGACCATTATACCAACCACCAAAAGTAGAAGTACGTCTACAACATTTACTAATATCTCCTGGATCAATATTATAGTATTTTGCACCATCAACAATGGCTTTAAACCCCTTGCCAGTTGTAATACATACAACAGCATTTGAATAAGAACGTCTTCTGCTTTCCTTTACAGAATAATCACACATATTATATTTTAATGCGGATTTTAAATAGCTTGTTACGGTACTTTCATGAATATGCAATTCAGATTTTATCTGAGATATATTTTCTCCTAAATTCCATAATTCAACTGCTTTTATAAATAATGATTGTTGGGATTGTGTATTTGACTGATTAAAATTAACTTTTGATAAATCTAAAATATTTGATAATTCAGATTTGAGAATATTATTTAAAATGAACTGATATCTATCATTAGTTTCATAGTTACAATCTATACGAATTACTTTTATATTATGTTCAGAAGCAAGTCGATCTTTTTCTTTATCTCTAAAAATTAACTCATCTCTATTCGTTTTTGAATTTGTATAACTTCTATTACCATGACCTAATCCACCATCCATCTCTATGACAAATTTCTTATTATTCTTTTCAAAATATATATCATATATTCCATAGCAATTTTTATCTTTATACTTATATTTACACCAATCTGGTCTATATTCCCTATCTAAGAAATCTAATTGATTTTCAATTTGGAGCAAAGAATTATAAATAAATTTATTCGGATAACTATAACCATCATCACATCTAGGACAAGTAACACCATATTTACTAATATATGATATTTTCTTTTTCATAATATTTCCACAAGAAGGGCATTTCCATTCTAATTCTTCGCTACTCCATTCTGTATATTTATAACCATCTTGATAATTAACAAGGTATTGTGCCAATTCAGGTCTTTTTGTATTAAAATCGTTGTATCCTTTATACACCTGGTAGCCAGAACAACAAGGGCAGTTATATTTTGATGAAATCATCGAATTTGGTGTCATTACAAAATCATGATAAGTACCATCTGCCATATTATGTCGAAAAGTAGCATTAGTAGAAGAATTAACATAACCACTTATATAGCTGTACTCGTTCCCACGTTTTTCATGTAATTGTCGTAAAAACACATCTAATGGTTTTGTTCTTTTTTCTGATGTTATTTCATAACCGCATAGTTTACAGCCTTGTCTTCTTAAAGCATGAATTGGATTCATCATATATTCGTAATTATGTTTATTGCATTTATGTAATATCTTAGTGTTCATATTTTTATAATGTCCAAGAACAACAATATTACCATCAAATAATTCGTTAATTTTTTCTACATATTCTTCATGTGTCCATTTTCTAGTAACACTTCCATTACATCTAGGACAACCTGTAGTTCTAATAGAGTGTGGTTTATAATTCCATTCAAAATTACATTCTTTACAACGACAACTAATTGGTGTATCAATACCATTCCACTCACCAATTATTTCAACTTCTGGATGCAACTTTGCAATTTCATTTTTAAAACTTTGAGTTGTTATAACTCTACCATTACAACATGGACATCCATATGTTAATAAATTATTTGGATATGCATTCCAATCATATTCATCAATATTACAATGAACATTAACTCGTTCATTAGATCCATTATATTTTCCACGAATCTGTATCTGTGGATATTTTTCGTGTATCTCTTTTTCAAATTGTTCCTGTGTTTTCTTTTTTGCCATAATTATTTCACTCACTTTCTCACCCACTTTTATTAATAAGATGGAAGAGTGGTGTGAGTGATTTACCACATAACACGAAGTAGCTACTCAACGTGTCTTCCATCCATAATTCCAACCATCTGCCATCGAAACAGTAACAATCCTCTTATAGTTGGCTATATATTTATTCTCTTTTCTGTCTTGATTTTGGGTAGAGAAAAGTGTATACTTAACCCATAAATTGAAACTTGACAACTGAATAGTATTTAAGAATGGAGGCTTCTATGAAACACCCAGTAAAAAGAATTGCTTCATACTTAAAGACAAAGAAACATTCCATTTATAATTTTTTACAAAAGAATGGCTTCTTTGATGAAATGGTTAGAGGAATTGTAAAAATATTTTTCTTTATAATTATTCTCTACTTTTTCAAACAAGTAGTATGGTAAGCAAGCCTTGGCACAATTTTTGTGTCAAGGTGTAAGCGGTGGAGCATGTGGTTTACTTCAAACACGACCGGTCACATTGGGACTGCATTTACTGGGTGTAAAGGGAGCACAAATAGATACTATTCAGTTTTTAAAGAGAGGTGCAAACCTCTCTTTTATTTTTGTACTTAACGGTCAGAGTTGGATTTGAACCAACGGTGCAAATATATGCACACTTCCTTAGCAGGGAAGCACCATAAACCAGGCTCGGACATCTGACCATAACAAAAGAGCCACCTCCAAAGGAAATGACTCTTTCTTCCAATATTTACCAATCAGTCGCCAAACCGGTTATAACTGTATAGAGCGATAGGGTAGTGATGAACTACCATGGATAGAACCGTATATGCACCACAGCAAAATCCTTCGACATCAGGTTTACTGCATAATGAAGCATGACATGCGCAAACTAATACTATAAATTAGCCCATTCTTCTTCAGTATATCTGCTAATTTCTTGTTTTTTAAATGGTATATTTAATTTTTTACACCATTTTCTTACTGCATTATCGCTTACACCAAATTGTTTTCCTATTTTAACAAATGGAGTAGAGAATACTAATTTTTTTAACTGAAATCTATTGACTGGCATATCGGATTCTTTAACAATTTTTCTTTTACATTCACATTTAACGCATCTCTTTGCGCCGCTTGAAACTTCTATTCCACAATCAATACAATAAAATTGTTCAGCATTTTTATATTCTCTTATTGGATAATCAATATTTCTTTTCCAATGTCTTCCAGTATTAATACTTTGAATCATTTCATACGATAAATGATATTTTTTAGAAATTTCTCCTATTGATAATTGTGATTCTTGTAAATCCTTTGTTATTTCTTCTAATATTTTAATATTTATTCTCGAAGATATTCCATAACAATTTAATGTTTGATTGTATCCATTATTACAAGAATTGTAAAAATTAATCCAATATCTTTCCTTTTCATTAAGTTCTTGTTCTTCACATTCTTCTATAACATTAAAATTAAAATTTTTTATTCCGTATTTTCTAAAATCGTTATATAATGGACGGTTATATGAATTCTTATTTTTAGAATTCGACATTGCTATATGAGATTCCCATCTCTTTTTTATATCAATAGATTGTCCAATATATATTTTACCATTTTGTTTATTTTCTATTTTATATATTCCTACCATACATTTTTCCATTACAAAAATTATATTGCTTTACCAAATTGTCCTATATCCAGATAATATTTTTCAAATTTCTCCACATACTAATCAAAACATCTAAGGAGAAACTATCATGAACGCTTCATATAACACTGCAATTCAATTCAAAGATTTATATATTCCCGTAAAAATGTTAAAAACATCACACAATAGTTCTATAGAACTTAATCAACTCTGCAAAGACTCCAAAGAAAGAGTGCGTTATATCAAATTTTGTCCATCTTGTAATAAAGAAATCCACAATGAAGATATTGTAAAAGGATATAAATATGCAGAAGATAAGTATGTTATTTTGGAACAACATGATATAGAATCAATTACATCAAACAAAGATAGAACACTTTCAATAAAATATTTCTGTAAATCAAAGGAAATATCAGACCTACTCATAGATAAATCATATTATTTAATTCCTGAAATGGAGTCAGAAATCGAATATGAACTTCTTCGTAAAGCTATGACTATGAATAGAGTAGTAGGTATGGCTGAAATTGTATTGGGTACAAAACAAGAATTAGTTGCGTTGTTTGCCAATAAGAATTGTATTATTGCAACCATTTTATTTTATGAGAACGAGATTAACGAATTACCGATTATCATGAAGCATAAAACAGATAAACAGCAACTCGAAAATCTCAAACAAGATATCTTAGATAATACAAAAGAATTTGATTGGGAATCTCATTATGATAAATATCAACTCAAGTTAAGAAAATTGATATTTGATAAAATTCCAAAATGATATTGCCTTTCTCATTCCATCCTCGAATGGCGAGCTTTCATCTAAACTGCATAGGACGTATCCTATTGTTACAACAGTACCAGTCCGAAGACCGCAAAGGGCATAGGGCGGTAGTAAGTGTTGAACTTACACACTAAATTTCGTATGCATCCAAAAGATGAGCTTTCACATCAGGCTTACCGCATAAAAAATAGGGCATAACGGACTCGAACCGATACTCATGGAATGAAAATCCATTGTCTTACCTTTTGACTAATGCCCCATATTTAGGGTGGAAGAGTACCACCCATTATTTTTTACAGAGTATATTCTGTAGTTCCTTCGAAAGTATTATTCAACGCACGAATTTCAGCTAACTTCTCAGTAACAGCTTCCTTAACTTTTGTAGCAAATAATACACACTGAGCCTGTGCATACAGTTCCTTCTTATCAAGAACAGTATTTAATACTGTATCAGGATATTTTGTTACATCTCTTTCAAAATGAAATGCTAAATCTTCATTGATAAGTTTTCTCTCATTTGTTACATCCGTAATCTCCAATTCAACAATAGTAGAATCGTCTTTTGGATCTGTTGTTACTTCTGGAACACCATTATTAAGCTTGATATTTCCCTTGAACTGTATTTTACTATACTCGATATACTTATTGTAATTTGCAAGTAATTCTTTTTCCTGCTCACTTGTCAAATCAGCAGTGCCAAGACTTGTAACAGTAATATCTACACTTGCGATGTCATTTTCTACATTAAATTTCTGATCTAATTTCATGAATTTGTCCCCTCACTTTCGTTTGAAATTATCTGATTATAAGCATCTTTGAAACTGATTACTAAGTCCCTTAAAGTCTCTTTATCAATAGTACAGTCCAAATTGCTCATATCAATATTTGGATTTGATACCGTAAATTCCAATGTATTTCCATTTGGTGCAAATAAAACTTCCACAGATTCATTAAGCAGAAGAGTAATAGAATCAATTTTATTTCCATTATTCGATGTTACTCGTTTTACTTGACCGACTTTTAATCTATCATTTTCAATAGATAATCTACTTGCCATTGTATGTACACTCCTTTCTTTTATTTTTTCGTTTTCCTTTTAATTATTAGGTGTTAGGTGGGATTTGAACCCACGATATTCAGAACCACAATCTGACGCTTTAACCTACTAAGCTACTAACACAGCGACTCTATTGGGAATCGAACCCAAATCTTCTGATAGACAGTCGGATATAATTACCTTTATACTATAGAGCCAAGTATAATCAGCATAAAGCACTAACTAGCTGATATTGCACTGTACACATGCAGTTTTAAATTAGAAAACTTTCGCAATCCATTCATGCTTATTGATTATTCTCCACATATTTTCAGTCTTCGGAGCAAAGACCAGTTGATAAGGTTTATTGTCTCTCATCCGACAATTAAGGTTCTCATTAACGCAGAGAAGCACGAACATTTCTATGGCTGATAGTGGAAAAATAATGTTAGACAAAAGTTTCATCGGGATTGTCTACAAATCAGAAAGTGATTTTTGTTCTACTTGTTTTATTTCTCCATCAGCAAAATATTTTGCAAATTGCTCATCAGCGTCAATATCTTTGTACACTGATACCATATCTAGCGAACTCCAACCAACTAGCATTTGAATTACATCATCAGGAAGACCGCTTCGAGAACAAGAAGTTGTAAAGAAGTGACGAAGACTGTGAAAATAAAAGTCTTCTCCTAAATGCTTACTAAATGTATCAGCCCAACTGTCAAGAGTGCTTGAATCCATAGGTTCATCTATATATTCTCCATTTACTTTCTTTGGAAATAACCATTCTGATTCAATTCCGTGTTCTTTTCTATAATTCATCCACAAATCAAAATATGGCTTAAACGGTTTTGCAAGTGTATATACCGTCAACATTTTGCCCCTAGAGCCTCTTCCCTTTGTTTGAATCTTTTCAGGTGTTTTATATAAAGAACCGTATATAATATTTTCATCATCGAAATAAGATACTTTAAATCGTGGTAACTCACTCTTACGTCTGCCACTAAATGCAGCTAATGCTAAAATACAAGCCTTGTCATATTTACCTTTTTCAACCCAAAAATCAAGCATACCTTGTACTTGTTCATCGGATAATACAGTTTTAGTAAATACTTTCTCATTTGCAGGATTTTCAATCTTGCGTATAATCGGTTTAAAATTTTCATACTCATCGTCCAATATAGCTTCCACATAATTTGAAAGAGAAGAAAGAGTAGATTTTACTCTACGCATTCTAGCTGGCGACCATTTATATTCAGTAAGGCAAAAACTCTGATAATGAGCAATATCCCTCTTAGATAAATCAATAAAGAATTTGTTGTCACAATGCTGAAGCAGATAAACCCAAAAAATAAAAAGGTCACGCCTATACGCATTGATTGTATTTGGGGATCTATCAACTGAACGAAGATAATCCAAAAAGTCATTTCCTAACTTTATATTCTCTTTATTGCACTGAGCCAATAACTCATCAGTAACAATATTGTTATGCTGTATTTTTCTACCCATAAAATCTCACTTCCTTTCAAACAACAAAAAAGAAGCAGTAGTATCATTAACTAACCGCTTCTTGTCGCATTTTTATATATTCATCATAAATCCCACAATCAACTATGACACCAATCATGAGCACATATATTTATTCTCTGTTTCCATTCACAGAAACATCAAAAGTGGGTAAAGAGGGAGTCGAACCCACTCGATGCCGAAGCCACGAAATTTACAGTTTCGCCAATCTCCGTAGTTGTTTATTTACCCATACGAAAAGAGTGTGCAGCATACACCACACACTCCAAATATTTAAAAAATAAAATCAAGCAAATCAAATAATCTTCCAACCGAATTATATTCGTCAAAATCACTTAAATCAATCGGCTTACTAGAATAAAATTCACGCTTTTCATATCCATTAACATCACTTTTAACAGAAGTAAATCCGTGAATATTTCCGTTTTCATCTTTATCAAATGTAATATTTTTATGAGAATTATCACTTACGTCACTGCAACTGCAATTCTTATAATTACCGTCACAATCATCGCCTACATCTTCAGCGTCCTCACCAATGTTAAATTCATGAATAATGCATCCAGAATCTTTATTGTCCATAACAAAAGCTGAACTCACGTCTCCATGAATAAATACAATGTCTGTCTCATCCATATTGATATAAGTATCACTTCCCTCATACTTGGCAGCCTGAACATATACATTCATTTCAGGATCAATACTAAGAATAAATGCATCATCATAACCATCCCAATAAGGATCATTTAAATCGTTACAAGAAGCAAGTTTAAAATTCGTATTCTTAATAACAGAATTAAGAACATCTTTCATCACATCATATTTAGCCACAACTACAATTTCTGAACAATCATCGTCATAATCTCTTGTACAAACATCCAGCTTGTCAAAAGTATCTGCTAAAAATTCAGCAAAATCATTTGTATCTGTAAAACCAAATGTTTTCAATATATTTTCACCACCTTAGAATTAGAGCTGTTTTGCAGACTTTGACATCTTAAAGCAAATCTCATCATGCTGTGGAGTTACATACTCCTCACCTTTGCGATCACCCATCATAATTTTTCCTCTACGCTCTGGAACTGTCTTAACCTTAAACTTTCCAAGTTTTCCAACTGCAACTGATTCATTGTGATCTGCAACTAATGTCTCTGTGATTACATCAGCAAAAGCATCAAGAATAACTGCGATATCCTTCTGTGAAGCTCCCTCAACTTTATTTACTACTGCCTTTAATACCTCGTTCTTTGTCATTTTAATTTTCTCCTTTTCCTCAACCATTTGCTATTTTTTAATACAAAAGAGGGTAGCGTCTCATTTGAGTACACTCCCTCTGATACATACAATTATGACAGTAACATCACAATTTCTATGCAATCGGACTAATTAAAAGTAGAAAATTAGCCCAATTTTCATAGTTACTTATGCATAATATAAAAACCAAGTCACTCGTACTTGGTCTACTTTGTCATGAAATTAGTAATAATTCTTGTCTTGGAATCAATAATGTCACCATTTGAATCCAATGCAAGATACATAAACCCGTTCTGATTTGGAATTATAAGTTTACCGTTGTTATAATCCAGCTTATCCATTTTAACTAAAAATTAAATTATCATGTCTGAAAATTTTTTATGATTCAATAATTTTGTTCTCCATAAATTTTGAATATGTTCTTTATCAAAAATATCGCCAATTTCATCTTTATACATAAAAATAAAATCTCGATATTTTATCTGATTTCCGTTACATGTAGCAATTATACAGTCTCTATTCCACGATTTATGATAATTTTCAACTATGTCGTAAGAAGATTCATACTCACATATGTAATTAAAATTTTTGTCAAATTGTACAATTTTTCTTTGGAATTTATTCCTTTCTCGAATCTTTCTATCTAATGATTTTAAATTATATTCTTTACCTTCTTCGTAGTATTGAAATTGTAACCCATTAACTTGTTTTATTTTATTTCTGCAACAATCTGTAATTACAGAATAATTTATATTCATATAATCTGCGGCTGCTTTCGCTGTAGGAAATATTTGTTGTGTATTAACACAAATACATTTCTTTTTAAATGGAGCGTTAACTCCACTATGAGCATCTTTATATTCTTGAGAACTTCTTTGCTCTTTTAAAGTTTTGGATATTTGTTTTTTGGTTAATTTGGATAACTTTTTATTATTTTTTGATCCTCCAAGTTCTGCATTATATCCATTTTTATCACAAGAAGAATTATAATAATTTATCCAATATATTTCCCTTTCATCCAAATAACACTTATCACAATATTCAATAATGGAAAATGAAAAATTCTCTTCGCCATATTTATCCCATGCTCTTTGAAGATGTCTGTTTTCATGACTATCTTTACAATTCAATCTTCTGCGATGTTCAGACAATCTTTTTTTAATATTGCAACTTTGACCGATATACTTTTTATGATTTATCTTATTCTCAATACAATAAATTCCACATATTTTTTCTACTGACATAAAAACCTCCATAGTTTTCTACATAATTATTCTCCATTATAAAAGTGGTCTAACCAAAATTGGCTGACCACTTATTTAGCAGATTATCTAATTTTTCATTTTTTACATAAACCCAAAATCTCTGTTTAGAGTTTGGATTTAAAGCACATAGTTTATATCTCATTCCATTGTCACGCAAGTAATTTCGTAAAGGAAGAGAATAGCAACAGTAAAGATTTACATCCATGTATTCTACCTCTAATTTAAAGTTTTAATATGAGTTTTATTCTCAATTACATGTCCTTCCTTATCAAGACAAATAATCATAAAACCTTCTTTTTGAGAATTGATTAACTGTCCGTCATTGTATCTCATTTTGTTTGTTTCACAACAACAGCCTTGCTCATAAATCATAGAATTCCCAATTTTATATGAACCAATTCTATGTGTATGGCTCATAATAAGTGTCTTAAATTCAAATCCTTCATTTCTAAACCAATATAAAGCTTTTTCTGCTGTCTTTAATGGACTACTTGCAAAAGCCTTTGGATGACAGAATAAAACGTCTTTATACTGAGAGTACCATGTTCCAGTATATTTAATTTCAATATCATCAAATACATCACATAATGGAGAATATTTTACTTTTGCTTTGGTTTTTCTATCATAATGAGTAAAACCGTCTATAAAAATATAATCCAATGCAGTTTCAGGCATTAATTCTTGTAATTCATTATCAAGATTTTTTGCCAAATATGAACCAAGACGCAATTCATGGTTTCCATGATTTACAAGAACTTTCTTTGGTTTGATCATTTCAATTAAATCAATGATGTACTGTCTTGCACCTATCATTTCTTCTAAAGGGGACACCCTATATAATTTAGAGAAGTGAGATAATGCCATACAGTCTACCAAATCTCCATTTAACTGTAATATATCAATTTTCCCGCTGAACTCTCTAAAAACATCTAATGGTTTTGCAAAAGGGTAATGTAAATCTGACACAGATAGGATAGTAGTGGCTACACCCTGATAGCCATGAATATAATTATCATATTCTTCATATCCGACTGCCTGTTTTCTGAGCTGATCTGGTGTAATGTTCAATCCAAGCATATCTCGAATTTCAATCCAATCCATGTCTGTCTCTTTACGTTTCTTTGCAAGACAACATCTTAATTTCCATTCAAAATCTGTTTCATTTTCTAATCTATGTAAGTCGATTATAACATCCACCTACTCTCTATTCAGCAGACTCAGACTCTTCATCTGAAATCTCAATACTGATTTTAATATCAAAGATAGTTGTACCTTTTGGTAACTTCTCAGCAATACGATCTACAATAGAACCTTCATCGTCAACGAAAGTTCCATTTTCAATTCTTACTCCACTTGCTGTGATATTCTTTTTAGCCGCACTAACAGTTGCTTTCTTAATTTTACTATCTACCATATTTTCTCCTTTTTCTCCAATAAAATAGGAGAGCAGTGCGCCCTCCTTAAAATAATTCCTCAATATCTGTAATAATGTGGTCAGCTACACCTTTTTCAATAATCTCGTTAGCGTCTAGCCACCAATTTTTACGATAATTTTTATCATATTCACTCTCAATAATCTTTGTATGACTTAAAATAAACTGTTTTGTGTCTTCCTCGATTTTCTTAGTTCTCTCTAAATCATCAAGTACCTTGCCAGTATCTCCGTAACTACCTGTAGAACCATCATGAATAAGTGCTTCGGTAGACGACAGGATATATCTGTTGCCCCTTGGGATACCCATAAGCAAAAGCCCTCCTGCGGAGTAACATTTTCCCATTCCAATAGCATAAACTGGTGTCTTAGAAAGATTACAGATATTAATAAGCTCGTTTATTGCATTAAGAGAACCACCATTTGAATTAATCCAAATCTTAATTGACTTTCTTTCGGCAATTGCTATATCCTTGTCTTCTCTATTCCATTCAACTATTTCCTGAGTCCATTCTACAATTCCGTCATCAATATCTTGATTGATGAGAATTTCACGATTATTTAATCGCTTATAATAATCAACAAGAGTCGGATCTGCAAGTTTATAATTTGCTTCATTTCCTAAACTATCAAACTCTAACTGTAAATAATCTTTATTCATAGGCATTTAGCCTCCAATTTCATAATATTTTACATGTCATCAGCTACAGCAGCAATCTTACTTCTGTAGATGTTCTGTAATTCAATTTCTCCATAGAAATCATGTCCTCTGAATACCTCAGACATTCTTCTCATACCATTATTATTGCCTGCATATTGATTGAGATCGACCTGAGTGTTATAGTCGCCATCTATAATACAGATTGAATCTTCTCCAATTCTCTGTAATGCAAGTTTCATGAGTGATATATCTAAATTCTGCGCCTCTGTAATATAGACCGCACAATTTAAACCACTTGTATCAAATCCTCGAATATCACACATCGGTAATATAGAAAGCTTGTTTCTTGACACAAGCTGTTCAATCATAAACTTGTCTCCAAGTTTTCCAGCAAGCATATTACCAATACTTGAATCAACGAGCTTATCTAGCTGTGTTCCTGGCAGAAATCCAATCTTAGCCGAATTCATAGTAGGAGTTGGGTTGGCAAAAATCACAATTTTATCAATCTTGTGTTTTTCGAGTAACCACATCATATATCCAACCGCAAGATATGATTTTCCTGTACCAGCAGAACCTTTAATCATAGTAATTTGATTATTAGAGAAACTATTTAAAGCCATTTGCTGATAAATATCTCCATTAAGAGGTTTAACTACGCCAAAATAATCTGATTTAATATTAGGGAATTTAATATTTTGGTACATTCCTTCTCGCCAAACGAGAGTATCAACGGCATGAGTATTAGAATCTTTTAAGATAAGATACTCATTTTCAAGTAATCCATAGGTATTTTCCTGCAAATGTTCATAAAAATAAGCCATTTCTGACTCTGAAAGTGTCTTCTCAATAAATCCACTATAATCATCTACTGGCTCATCATTTACACCTTTTACAGTAAGATTAAATATCTTACTTGCAATCATTTTACAAGCAATATCATCTGTAATAAAAATAACATCCTTCATTGTATTTACAAATGCACAACTACCAACTATTTTAGTATCAGGTGTTATTTCCATATTTTTCTCAAGTATGTAATTTTCAATTGCGTTGTCATATACAACAACTTCATATTTATCCGAATTATCATCAAGTAGGTGCAAAACTTTTCGTGCTTCATACTTTACATGATCATCTTTGTTTCGAGATACTTTAATATGCTCTAATTCTTGTAATGTTACAGAACTTATGATAAAATCTTCCTCAAAAATTTTGTCCTGTAGTTTTAAAATAGCATTAGTATCATAAAATTTCATTGTACCGATGGTTTCCGACCACCTTTCATTTTAGATTTCGTCTCTATCCAACGATTTTACTTTTTCTATAATTACTTAAAGCCTTTAAATTCTGATAAGACTCAACCAGATAGTATTTAGAATGACCACTATAAGTCTTTTTTACATTCTCATTTCCAACAAGTTTCCTCATTGCAAAGGCTTCTGTTTTGTTAATTAATAAAATAATTTTCACTTCTTTCTTGATTTATTTCCTGCCGAATAGCAGAAGAGTTGTTATAAAAAAATTAAATAATTGGTCTCCACGTAATATTTCTTGTTCCGTGCCCTCTATTTAATCCTCTATATGTACTTGTTAAACTATGACAATTTGGACACAATAGTGTCAAATTATCTTCATTGTTGTTAGTAGAATCACCATCTATATGTTCTACTTCTAATGGAATAGTATTTGAATATTTATTTTTTTCTCCCCATCCACATCTTGCACATTTATTATTATATTTTTCAAATAAATATCTCCTAATATAAGATGAGTATGAATTCCATTTGTTTTTTTGTAATCCATTTACTTCTCCGTTTTTCCATTTTTTAATATATTGTTTATACTGGAAATCTGAAGAACATTTACAAGAACAAAATTTATTTATCTTTTTTGTTACATTCCCACAATTTAAACAATAAGAAACTCCCTTTTGTGGTCTATGTTGACCGTGAGAGTTATTATAAGATGCGGCGCATGAAGAATTACAAAATGTTTTTCTTTTAATATTAGCTAGTTTATCGTTGTATGTAGCAATAATTGGTTTCCCACAATATTTACACTTATTTGGATTTTCATTATATTCATCAATATTTTCAAATCTTGTTTTTTTCATATAACCCTACTTTCTCACCTACTCCAATACATAAAAATAGAATGGGGGAGAGGTAGGTGACTCTACTCAAATTAGTAGCTACTCTAATTTGCCCCATTCTTAAAAGCTCTCTGACAGATTTGAACTGCCGTTTGCTGATTACAAATCAGTTGTACTAAACCAAACTATACGAAGAGAGCAAATAAAAAATCCCATACCGAAGTATGAGATCATTACTTAATATGAGCTGAGATATTTGACTCAATACACTAACATCTACTATGGTTGGACACAGTTTATCACACAAGCGATTAACTTGTAGTTAGCAACAACACCGATTTTGACATAATCGGCAAACTCTTACCACAAAGTATTATAGATTTTCTTTCTGCACATTCTTCCTTGCGAGATTCATAGGTTGCAGCCTATTAGAGTTGTACGTACTTGTACTTTCTCATATAACACCTTGCGAGTGCTATATGTCACCATATTACAGGTGAATAAGTTGTTTTTCTCTTTGCGGTCGCACACACTTTTGCTGTTTTGTAATTTCCTTTTAAATATTATTTACCTAAAATAATTTGATTTCTTTCAAAAGCATGTACTTATTATGGACGATGAGGTGTACATTTGATCATCCGTACCTTTTGAGTACAGCCCAATCATCACCATCCTGCTCGAATTGCGATCTCCTTGCTTTTTGATTCCATCCCTGTTTTTCAACTTAAGAGATATTACCAAAATCCTACCAGCGGTTATACTTGCGGTATTCCCACCAATAGTACACAAATCATACCCACATTTCTGTGTTACTACAGTGCCTATTTCAAGACACCCACCAATCAACCATATTCGCCAACAGTTGTCCTTGAATAGAAGGTTGGGCGTAGATTTTATGTGTTTTCCGTTAAACTGTATTTCACAGTCGCAGCCTTATAATACGATAAGAACCACTTTATACATGTCGCCATGCTTATTTTTGAGATTTAGCATCTCCTGATCCGAAACCAACCAGTCCTACAAAAGTAGAAAAGCTCTCCCAGTAAGACTCGAACTTACGACTTTCGCATTAACAGTGCGATGCTCTACCAACTGAGCTATAAGAGATTAAAAGAATAATCGGCAACCATACTGCAAGAATTGTAGCACAGTCACCGATACATATAAGAAGAGGAGTACAATATGAATATGTACCAATCTTAGAAATGATCTTTAGAATTGTTCAGAACCGCCAATGAATTAGTAGCGATGGAATCTCTTAGATTTTATCAGTTCACCAAATAAGCTGATTATCCGTAGGTTTACCAACCTAACATTAAAGTTAGCAGTTATGGCTGCTTGCACCACATACATTGTCTCTATGGACTTTATTGCCTCAGTATGATACGAGATCTAAATCACTGTTCTGAATTTAATTTGTGTTATATTGCGTCCGTATAGGACGTTGTTCTAATGTCTTCCGACAATTATATATTCTCTGTTTTATCAGCCAAGAAAAGCTGATTTCATTGTTTTAATCAAAATATCCATTTAGCTTTCTATTGTAATAACGAGTTATTTTTGGTTTCGTCCAAATTTTTGCCTCACATTGGATATTATCATATGTATGGATTTCTTTTTCTGGAATATATTTACATTCCAAACTTAATCCATCTAAAATTTTTACCACTGTATTATCAGTGGGAGTAGTAGAAGATAGGTAGGCGAATATACATTTCTCTGCCCTTTTGAATACTTTACGGACTGTCGCTACATTTATATCTTCCTTCTCTGCGATTTCTTTAATAATCTTTTCCTGTGTAATTGTCAAAAATAATCATTCCTCCCAACTGCACGAATTCGTTTATAGAAACATATCTTAATTTGTAAATTAGGCTTATGCCTATATGATATGTTGTTCTCCATATAGACACAAATGAAAGTCCATAATGAATGGACTATTTAGAAAAATAACATTTAAAAATAGTCCATTACTAATGGGTGCAAAATATCATTAAAGATATGCGGAATTTTACTTGTTTTTTCTTTTTCTTTCTCGATCAAGCTGTTTTCGATATTCATGCTGACAAAGTTCACATCTACATGACTTGGACATAAAATCAACTTCAATCCATTTACCACAATCAATACATTGAATCATTTTAGTCTTTTTCTTTTTGATATTTGGATTATTCTCTAAATTAGTAACAATATACTGACCATAACAAAACCAAAACAATTGTTTCGCACGTTTTTCCCCACCATATAAATATTGAATGAGCATATCAGCAATCATTTCTTCCGAATATCCAAGCTCTGCAAATTGATTTCTAATAGAGCAAGCCACATAATGAAGATTATCAATATATTCATCCTTCATATTGACCATATAGCGGTACTTCTTGTTCAATTCATCATACAAATCAGATACCTCTTTAGAACATACAATATCAGGATTTTTCATCATATCCTTATATTTTAATTCTCCAAGTTTCATACCTCTTGTATTAATTGATTTATTAGGAATACGATAGTAGAGTTTATTTACAAAACTATCATTTCTATCATCAACTTGTGATTTTTCCTTGTCTTTAGCGTATTCAAAGAATGCAGGAAGTTTCTGATTGGTAAACTCTTTAATTTCTTCACCAATTGTTTCTGGAAACTCAGGCTTGTATAATGTCTTAGCGTAATCAATAACAAAATTATTCTGACAGCATAAACGCTTGACACAATTAGTTGCATGTTCTTTTTCCTCATCTGTTCCATTGATAAATACATCATTATTCCAGATTTTTGAAATATTGTTGCTATAAACACCGATGTTTCCACCTGTAAATGCCGCATTTAATCCTTCATAAATACTTTGATTATTCAAAATTCTTGGCTCTGCTTTACGCATATTATAATAGAGTGGTACAACACCATTCATATTACGTTCTGCGATTCTTACAAAATCAGGATCAGCAACTACCAATGATTTATCTCCATCAACATCAAACTGAAGAATTTTACTAATCAAGTCATATGTACTTGTATATACCGCATTTGTTGTAAACCATTCTCTGATTTTATCAACTCGTTCCTCATATACTTTATTCGCTACATTAAAACGAATAGCATGTTCTTTGTAGAGGTGAGGACTTCTTAGACAGTCAAGTTTATCATATTGTTTAAATAACCAACAAAATACCTCTTTGTCTGCCAACAATCCTTTAGGCGTATCAATGTGTCCAAACCAATACTCACAAGCTGCATAATAATCTGGAAGTAAGAAAGTATATTTTCCATTTATTTCAAGTTTTCCACTTCTATATTTTTTTAAAAGGCTATTCTTTACTTCACGGATCACGTCTTTTGCATATGTATCGTTGAGTAGAGCAGGATAAATCTTTACTGCTTTTTGAAAAGCTGTCATATTTGTATTATAAGGTGTAATTCCAAGAATATCTTTCATAGTATCAACAGAGTTACAGATATTTGTGATTCGCTCCACAGACTTCTTTGTAAGTAAATCAATCTCTTCATCTGTTACATTTGTGAGAGTTTGCAACATCTGATAATTGATTTTTGCATTTTTAATTCTATCTTCCTCAGTGTTACATCTACCAGCTTGACAATGATATTGCTTAAAATATGTCTTATACTCATCCCATGAATCATAAAACTTATACATCTTAAATTGACTTTTTGTGAAAATTATTCTAATATCTTCAGCAATTACATCATGATCTTGCCCATAAATATCTGTGATAATAGGAGAGCAATTATTTACTTCAATAAACTTTTTAAAATCAAATACTCCCAATAAACCTTTCACCCATGGAGCACGAAACATTGTGTTTTTCGTCATTACGCTTGGTAATATCATGCCAGCTCCATCAGTATGAGTAATCGGAACAGTACCAGTTTTTCTCTCAATCGAATAATCAGTCTCATCAATAAAATCAAATTCTCCTGGCACATTCGTCTCAAAATCATCTACAACAATACATCTGTCTATATCAAAATCATTCCACTGGTCAGTAGCTGAATTCGCCAATGCCATATACGCAAGATGTTTATTAACATTGTTTCCACCCTTTGAGTTTATTTTATCAATAGTAAGACCACACATGACTGTCTTTTCAACTTCATTCCATACTGATTCTTTAATAAAAACAGCTTTTTTCTTACGGATTTGACCAGCAGAAGATGTAAAGTATCTGTATTTTTCGCCATTATACATAAACCCATAAAAAGATAAATCTTTAAATACATCAAAATAATAAACTTGAACTACAATAAGAGCGTCTGTTAGTTCGTCTTTTTTAATGCCAATAATACGTGTAAGGGAAGATTCAAATACTGAAATGATATTATTATCATTTAGTTCATCTTTTCTTAACTCTCTTAATTCGATTTTTTTATTATATGGAATATTATGTGATTTGCAATACTCGATTTTATTCGATAGATTCTCTTTTTGAATTGTCTTATTTGATAAAAGATTCAGAAGTTTTTCTTTTGATAAATTTGCTTTCTCTCTTTTGTGTTTTATGATCAAACACCACTTCATATATTCTTTTACAGAATCATTTTCTTGTTCATAGTAGTCTTCAACGGTACAACGTTTCCAATCAGAAAAATCATCTTTGTTGTAACCCTGCGTTACGAGTTCTTCTTCTAATTTTGGAAGCATATTATTTACATAATTTCTTTCACGTCTGTATTTACAGTTCATTTGATGTAAGTATTTTTCATGATTGCTATAAAAATGACCTGTATCAACCGAATACATATTAATCTGTGTATCTAACATTTAATTTCCTCCATATGTAAATCTTTTAAAATATTCCATCTTTTTAATGGTGTATCTATTAAACAAGGATCAATAATCTTGCCTGTTTTCATGTTATAAATTACTTCACAATTTTCTTTTGATACATATGGAAACCAATTTATTTGTGGTAACTTTAATAGATGTTTTGTATCATACTTGTCGCTGTTATTATATAGTGGTTTATATTTTGAAATTAATGTTATTTCATATATTGACAAAAGATACTCGTCAGGAACGTTGGCAATATAAATAACTAAATTTGATATACTTTCTCCTCTACATGTAAAATACATGTTTTTATCAAAATGATTATTTATAACGCTATGAACTTCAATTCTATTATCAATATTAGTTGACTTCCCAATATACACTAATTCGTCTTTATCTATAATCTTATATAGATAAAAATTGGTTTCTTTTTCAACTGTACCAGCCATAAATCCTCCTTTTATCTTTTATTTATTATGTTTCACTTATATATTCTCCAAATGAAATTTCTATTTATTCCTAATCCATAAAATAAACATCAACATATTTTTCACCATTCTCTAAACAGAGCAAATATGTAGTATATCCATCTATCAGCATAAAATCTCTGTTGAGTATAACCTGCGACTCATACATATTATTCTTACGGTAAAATTCACGTTTTTGTACCATTTTCTTGAATCTAGGGTGAGTAGCCCTGAATTCTTCTGATATAATAATGTCTTTGATATTTACCTTATATACTTGTCCAGATTTACAGAACATCTTCTTGATTTTTCTAATAATCTTATTCATCGTTCTCCTCCGTTTCATATCTAAATCCTAACCAATTAATCATCCAATTAATTCCAGCAGATCCAACGCAATCCTCATGTATATATTCTCCTTGTTCATTATCAAGATACCTTTCGCCTTGATAAATTCCTTCGTTGCAATAGCAGCAAGTTATTCTTGGGCGAGTAGGAGAATAGTAAGGACATCGTGGATCGTGCGTACCATCATATCTGTTACATAGACTACACATATAGTTATTCCATTCTCCTTTAATACAGTTGTGTAAATTTTTCAGTTATAATTTTTAGGCGAGTATTTGTTCACCGAATGGTGTAGAATTTTCTGTGCACTGTCAGAATAATAAATTCTTAGCTAGAAATGGTATCTCAGTTATTTTTATTATTTGGAACCTTTTCTTTATAACTTCTAATACTATTTTTCATTTGCATGTTACATGATCTATCAAATCTCCAAGCAGAAGCGATTTTATCTGCAATATTTTTACTTCCTTCATAGTCAGTGCAAAAATCTGATATACAAATATTTCCACCATATGTATTCTGGTATTTATGGTTCTTTGATGTAATTGTTACGGTTCTGTTCATTAATTAGTTCTCCTTTACTGTTTAAAAGTTTGTTCATTGCAATCAGCTCCTTTAAGTGCTGCGTTAATGGTTACAATTGTTTATTCTCTGTTTTATTTACGACTTATTGCCGTTTTTGATTTCTCCAAATGAGTCTACATTATAGATTTCCAACATCTTAGCAATAGCCCATTCAATTTCTTGCTCATATCCTTCTTTATTAAGTACATATATATTTGGTACATTTTGTGGTGGTTTCTTTGGATTAGGTTGAACACTACCAACTTCCCTTTTTATTAAAAGTGGCTCTTTGTTTCCAATAGAAGATGTGAGATATTGAATACATTGATTAATGGTATCTTTTGACATAGAGAGTTCTTTTGACATAGATTCTATACTTCGCCAAAAAGCTTCTGGTTTAGTTTCAGGGTTATACATAGTTTCTTCATTATCTTTATTTTTGGGACGAATGAAAATATACGAATTAATATAAAGAAAAGCCATTAATATATTCTCTTTATTAATACTAGATTCGTTCATCATAATAAAATCAAGCTGAGAAGATGTGATTTTTGAGAACTTATCAACAGCATCAAAATTTTCAGGAATAATCTTAATTTCAATGCCAGTATCATATCCAAGCGTGTCAAGATCCTGTTGAACTTCAATCATTTTGTTGTTAATCATATATTCCAGTACATCAAGAATTTCTTGAACAGCTTTCGGTCTGCGTTTGTGCGTCTTGTATCCGTAGAAATTTAAAACCTTTCTAAGAGTAATCCAACTATAGTCTTCGTAAGACCTATATTTATCAATAAGGATATAGGTAATATAGAATTTACGACTAACTCCATATTTAGTTTTAATGTTTCCCTGAATATAGTTATTTGGAAAACGAGTAAAATATTCTGTTTTCTGTTGCAATAAAAATTCCTCCTTTATATGTGATATTTATTTATTCTCCATTTGAAATTAAGTGGAAGAGAAATTTGCAAGCGTTCAGTAAAGTAGGTCTGAACCCCCACCTGTTTGTTTTATTTTCAAAATTAGTAGGGGATGAAACCTACTTTGCCGAACTGAAAGAAGATATATAACATTATTAATAAGACAGACTATTCCGTTTGTATTTCGCTAACGCTACATACAAACTCCATAATTTTTTGTTTGATTGTTATTGGTTGATTTAGGTATATAGTGTTTAGGATAGATGGTTTCGTTTGAATACATATATGATATACCTATAGGTTTATTCTCTATCTTGATTATTATTCTGCTCCAAATTAACATACTTCTCTTTGTAAATATCCTCTACAAAGAATACTGGTAATTTGTCATGGTACTTTTCATATAATTCCTCATCAAAAATACGAGAGTAACATTTGTATTTACCTATTGGCGAATTAACTTCTCTAATATAATCTTTTACAATAGATTTATTTTCCTTGAATCGCTCATTTATTTTTCCACAAATAGTACAGTATGTATATAAACCTGTATTAAGATGAGTCTTTCCTGCGAATGTGGATTTGTTTTGAATCAGACATTCTTCATAATGATGTTTGTGCTTTGATTTGCGGTTGCTCTTTGAGATATTACTTTCTGTTGACTTGAGATATTTTGGTATTTCGTTTTCTTGTATCATATTTGATTCCTCCTTTGATGTATTATTCTCTCTCTTTGTGAAAATGTGATTATTGCACTATTGTTCTTTTGGTAGTAAAATAAATATATATAATTTTAAAGGAGGAATTGTTTATGAAAAAATTGAAGAGATTAAAGAGGATATTTAGTTTTGTGTTATGCATTGTAATGGTTATTACCGTTATTCAATTAGTACCACAAAATGTTTATGCTGCCAATAAAGTTAAATTGAACTATACAAAGCTTACTTTGTATGTTGGCGAAGTAAAGAATTTGAAAATACATGAAGGAAAAACGGAAATATATTCTGCTAGATGGTCTTCTTCTAATAAAAATGTTGTGAAAGTTACTAATTATGGACATATAGAAGCATTAAAACATGGTTCTGTTAAAATAATCGCCAAATATAATAATAAAAATTATGTTTGTAAGGTTACTGTCAAGGATGCTTTAAAAGATCATGTAAGTTATGAGTTGATTGATATTCCTGAAAACAAAGATTTTAATAGAAATAATACTAATGCTATTAAGATAATAAATAACAATGATATTACTGTTGAAGCTAGAATTAAATGTAAACGTTACGATAAAGACGGATTTTATATTGGAAGTGGTGAAATTAGAGGTGTTGTAAATTCTAACAGGTATATTATTATTCCAATATCATATGATGAATATACAAGAATAAACTTAAGCAATGTTTATAGAGCCGATCCTATAGATATAGAATATAGCATATCTAATCCATATACTAATGGAAACTTTGAATATAGAGATATTATATTTAATAATAATTCAAATCGTAATCAATCAGCAGTGTGCTCTATATTGTATTACAATAGTGATAATAAACCAATTTGTATAAACACTTCTTATAGTATAAAAACAAATAAAATACCTGTAGGTGAAAAAATAAAAATATCTGATCGTTATTTATTGGATATGAAAGAAAAATATGATATCCAGAGAATTGAGATTTATTTATATTAGTTGTATATTGTTGAATATTTGTTTATTGGACTATGGCTTTGGCTATAGTCCTTTTTTATTGCTGTTTTATATATGGATATCTCTATTTAAAAGGTGATTTGTGCGAAGGTTTTAATACCCCCATATGTTGAGATTCTTGAGTGTGACTTTTGATGGAAAAATCGTTATCGGCAAAAGTGCTTATAAATAAGGATAATTTTGAAATTATGGGTGAATTTTTGATGAGATAGGAGTTTAATTTTTGAGGGTTGAAGTGGCTGAAATGCTTGATTTTAGTGGGATTTGACGATATGGGGTACGATAAGTGGTTTGAAGGGTGAAATTTTAGATTTTGCTTGATTTTGTTGGGATTTTGAATATTGGGAAGGGTTAGATTTTTGAGTTGGTGTGTGGATGAATCAGCTATAAGGTTTACTGTATTTCCAGCCCATCTAATTAGTTTTAACTACCCCGGGTTAGGCAAAAACAGTGGATAATAGATATATATTGACCATTCTTTTTCTGATCCTTTGATCAAGTTTGATGTAGTTTTTAAAACTATATGAGATAGTATTGATATTATTATTTTGTATAGTTTAAAACTATGACATATCGTTTAACATAGCTTTTATTTATACAAAACAATTTATAACTTGATAACAAAAAAGCGTTGACAAAACACAAACAACATGATATATTATAGTCACAACAAAACAACAACAACACGAACATACATTACAAAAGTTTTTGTTGACAATCACAACATGTTGTGATAACATATAACCAAGTTAATAAGGAAGCAGACACACTTTAAACTACTTTGTTAGCAATCCTTAAAAACAAGTTATTGACAATCACAATAATATGTGATATAGTAATTACAACAAATAAACAAGCACCAACAAGAAAGAAGGTTGATTCACTGATACTGATTTAACAATTTAACATGAATTAAAGCAAGCACCCACTAGCAGAACGGCAATTCTAACTAGCAGGTTGCAAGCTAGGAAAGTTCCCAAAACAATTCTAGCACATCTGCTTTAATTCCACAAGAACAAAACAGTCTTATGCGTGTATAGGTTCATAAGATTTGACTGTTTATCATTCCTAGAGTGACAAGCAAAAGACTAAAAGCGTATAGGGTTGCTAAGGGTTTTAATCAAAACGTTTCCCTTATACAAAGCACCACCAAAAGTGGGAATATATTGTGGACAATAGACACAAAGTCCCGAAAAAATAGTGTAGCTGTCCCGGTTTATTACCTTGGACAACAAATTATAGCATTTATTTTTAGCTATAAATACGTGAGAGAACACTCACAAGTGTATACGGTCAAAAAGCCTAGTTATTTTCTAGGAGTGACGTTAAAGCTGATTAGAAACGGCACGAACTTAAAAAACCGCGCTACAACAAAAAGCGTGATTGACTTAGGTTCATAATCATACTTACTAAGTCAATAAATACATAAGAGACAGACACAAGTACAAAGTGGCAGGTAGCAGGGTAACACCTGCTATTCTTGGTGTTGGGTAACTCCAACTCACATGACCGTTGTATCTCTGTGTTCTGTATAATTCAAGTTATACATAGTTAGAGGAGCAGATCAGCACTACCAGTCTGCTCTTTTATAGTGTGCATAACACTATTACAACAAATACAATAAATCATATTATAGCACCTATGCGTTAAATAGGAGAAAGAGGTACTTTATGAAAACATTATCAATCAATTTCTATGCAAAGAATATCACAGAAGAGTCTAAGTCTGAACTTATGACAGCAGTACAGCACGAGTCTTGCAACATGAATATTCAGTTACTCGATGATACAATCGCTAAACTTGAGAAGAAGATTGCTAATGAGAATAGCAACTATTCCGATGAAGAAGTACAAGCTTTCCAGGTACAGTTAGACTCTGCAAATGAATCACGGACTAAGTTTGTGGAGACACAGACAGACACATTAAAAGTATACAATAAAGTTATTTCTGTTATGTCACAGAAAAATGCTGACCACTTTGGCAACTCTACTGATGTTGTAAGAACTGTACTTCGTGTACTTGGTTCATGGGATAACTCTAAGCTTGTAAAGTATGCGATTATTCCTGCTTTTGAATCACCTGAACTTTATGAGGCATTACAGGCAATTCATATTAACTCCAAAGCAGGAGATGACGGAAATCTTGTAATGAGCAAAGAGGTAAAAGAAGCCTATAAGAAGGCAAGTACAGAACTTGAAACAATCATCAAGAAAACTTTCTCTCTGCCTTTTGAAACCCCGTACACGGACAAGACAAGAGTGAAGCTGACAGCAGAAGATAAGAAACTTTTAAATGATTGCTACATCAAGGGATTTTCTAACAAATTTGATGTAGACGATGAAAAGGGAACTGTATCATTTAAAAAGCGTCAGATTAACACGCTTGTAAAGGCAAAAAAGAACCGTAAGACAGGTGAAATCACCTATGATTATAGCGGACTTGCAAGCACTATCAGCAACATTGTAATTAAGCATTATTTCGCATAATACAAAACAAAAATGTATAGTACGAAAGGCAGAATTTTGGTTCTGCCTTTTAATAGTGTGCATTTTAATAAAAGCTTCCTGTATAATTTAAATAGGTCAAGAGATTGACGAAAAAAATACCTCAAGTAAAATTAGATTATTACTGACCGGCAAGTTGGTAAAATCTAACGAATACAAGAGGTATCTACAATGAATATTAAAGGCTCAAAGAAGAAAAATCAAGTTTTATCAGTAAATATTTTTGAACAGCAGGAGATTATTGCAAAAGCTGATGCTATTAAGGCAGGGTTAAAAGCATCTACCTGGCATGAGTTGGAAACCAAAGGTAAGTTTGACAAAAACGATAAGCTTTCATTCGTCAGTGATGACATGCTGATATTAGGATGCGATATTGGCAGCGAGACACATTATGTGAGGGCAATTGATACCAGAGGAAGAGAACTCAGTAAGTCCGTTTTTGGCTTTAGTAATACGGCAGAGGGCTTTGAAAGCATGTTAGACTGGAGCACTAAGCTTGCAGCTGCAAATGATAAGAAACAGATTGTCTTAGGGCTGGAGCCTACCGGTCATTACTGGTTCTGTCTGACAACCTGGCTGGTTGCAAAGGGAATCAGTGTTGTGCAGGTGAATCCATACGCAGTAAAGCAGACAAAAGAGGTAGAAGACAACAGCCAGCTTAAGGATGACAAAAAGGATCCGAAGCTTATTGCAAATCTGGTTAAGGATGGCAACTTTGGAATGCCATATCTTCCGGAAAAACTTTATGCAGATATCAGACGTCTTTCGATGTTCCGAGATCAGTTGAATGAAGACAGGATCCGGAATCTTAACAGGCTTCACAGAGAGATGAAAATCTATTTTCCCGAATACAAGGACGCATTTGGAAAAATAGACGGAGCATTTAGTTTAGAACTGCTTAAGGAGGCACCATTTCCGGATGGACTGGCTGCCCTTGGAACAGAGGGAATGAAACAGATATGGCATGAGGCGAAGCTTCGTGGACGAGGCTATGCCAATGCATCAGCTATTCTGGAATACGCAAGGAAAAGCGTAGGGATCAAGGATGGAGCGGATGCCGGCAGACAGGCTGTTAAGTGGTTCGTCAGCCGGATTATCGAGCTTGATGAGCAGCTTTCAGATATAGAAAACCAGTTAAATCAAAGATGCAATGAGATTCCATATGCAAAGAACATTCTGGCAATATCAGGAATCGGTGAAAACATTCTGTCTGGGATACTTGCAGAGATGGGGGACATATCAAGATTTGACGATGTAAAGGAAATACAGAAGTTAAGCGGATTAGGATTGGTAGCCTGCAGTTCGGGCAAGCATACCGGAGAGACCAAAATCAGTCACAGAGGACGCAAACGACTCAGATATTGGTTATTCCAGGCGGCAAAGTCGGCAGTGGCACATTCGGAAGAATTTAAGGAACTTCATGTTTACTATACGACAAGGAAGCAAAATCCGCTAAAGAAGATGCAGTCGCTCATAGTGATTGCCTGCAAGATATTGAGGGTGATTTTTACAATCCTGACAAAAGGGACAACATATGATCCGAAGAAACTGTTGGGAGACATTGTAAGACCAGATCAGTCAATACCACAGGCAGCATAAGTACTACTTAAGATAGCATTACAAATCCAGACCCTTGCCGGGATTCAGAGTTTATCTGGATTCGGGCAGGGTTCTGGAAAAGAAACCCGTAAACCAGATGGAGTGTGGAGTGCACTACATCAGCACCAAGACCAACTGATAAAGCAGGGGAGGCGTCCACTGAAAAAAGTCCCGGCAGCAAAGGAAGGTCAGTAACAATCAAAAACAAACAAGAGCTGTAGCTGGCAGTAGTTCTCTCCGTAGGGCATGACCCTGTTTGAAAGCTTAGCTGGCACTCAGTGTATGAGCAGATGGGACGAAGGAAGTTGGCACATGATGCCATTAGACACGGAAGGTTCATCATCATAGTTGATCAGAGGAATTATAGCCTTAATAATGCAAAAGCAATGGATGCTTTATTTGGTGTACCTGTTTTCAACTATTCAGTACTTGATACAATGAATGTTCATGCACTTTAGCACTTGTTATGAGGTAACTGTTTAAAGAAAAAAGTCTAAAAATCAATGATTTAGGGCTTGAAATTATAGGAAGGAGAGTGAACGCAAATGAAAATGAAAATTAGACGAACACTTGGAAATGAACTTTACCACGGAAAACAATTTCCGATCAATACAATTGTTTTGCGTAGTGAAAACGGAGTAGAGATTTTCTGCGCTGATTTTAGAATGAGAAAAGGCAAAATTACTGTACTTATTCATATTCCAGGTAGAAAGAAATTTCTCAAAACTGAAATGCGTAATGAATATACAAAGGCAATGTATGACTATACGCAGCAATTCAAAGACGATTCAAAACGCTTGAATTATAAACAAATGATGTCACATGATCGTAAACGGAAATGCGGATCTGGTGGAGTACGTTTAGGTAAATTCTGTGGTCAAATCACAGACTATGAGTGTACAAAAAATCCTATGCATGATTTTAGAAGAGTTTATTGCTAATCACAATTCTTTGTGGTAGAATGGAGGTGTAACAACGGAAAGGAGAATAACAAATGATTGTATATAAGAAATTAGATAAATTATTGCAAGATAAAAAAATGCAATGGAAAGATTTATGCGAAGCGGGTATATCTGTTAATATGCCTCAAAGATTTTCACAAAATAAAACAATGAATACTGATACTCTAAATAAAGTCTGCGAATATCTCCATGTCCAACCAAGCGAAATCATGGAATGGATACCAGATGCAGAATATAACAAGGCAAACGAAGAAAAACAAGCCATAGAAGCTCAAATAGCTGAACTCCAAGAAAAGCTAAAAACCATGTAAAAAGGGAGGAACCACTATGCCAACAATAGAAGAAATGCGTCAATCAATGGCACAAGCAGGAGTGTATTCAAAAGCAGATATAGATAAAATCTGCGAACTCGAAAAGCAGTACAGAGAGGAATGCAAAGAGATAGCCGATCAGTGTGAAGCTGAAGGTTATCCAGCAAACGGAAGTAATTATGAACTCCGTTGTTCAGAAGCTCGTAAGTATTATGACGAGCAGTTTGCAGATATAGACGCAAATTATAATTTTGATGAAGAATAATTTGCAAAACACAGCACCAATCAAGCACCCAATTTCCGGGTGCTATTTTTATACCCAAAAACAATCAGAAAAGGAGAATAAATATGAAAAAGAAATTATTATCACTCATTCTTACAACAGCAACAATCCTTACATCCTACACAGTAGGCACAATGCAACCAATGCAAACAGTCAATGCCTCAACTCCAAAGCAGATCAGTGTCACAAATGCAATTCCAATCTGTGACATTGCTGGTTATTTCTATGACAAATATGGATATCTCTGCTTTGAGCTTGGCGATACAACAAAGCAGTTCAATAAGGCAGATGGATATTCATATTCAAAAATCTGTGAGAAACTTCCGCATCTTAAAGATTTAGATGAAAGCAAAACATATCCTTTGACAGCGAAAGTAACAAAGGTAAACAAAAAGAAAAACGTTGTCACTGTACAGGATTATAGCGGAAACAAATGGAAATTTCGTGGCTGTGAAGACTATGAAAATGGAGACGTAGTATCTATGCTCATAGATAGTAACGGAACAGAAAAGGTAACTGATGATATTATTTTACAGGTCAGATACAGCGGTGCAGAGTGGTAAATAATAAGAAAGGAAGTAAAAACAATGTCAGAGAAAGCAAAACAAATTCATGCAACCTATTGTAATTATGAAGTAGCAAAGGCAAGCAAACCGTCACGGATCTATTCAGTCCGGACAGAAGTAAAACGAAACCATGGAATCAAAACCCATAATATGAGTAAAGCGATGTTAGCACAGACGTTAGCATCGCTTTTTTAGTACAGAAGGAGGATGAAAACCAAATGATAATTATCATTAAGGATGGTTATGATGTTATTGATAATCGTCCAGAAGCAGAAATTGCACAGTCAGAGCGTGATTACTTTGAGGAGCGTTACAACAGAGACTTAAAACGCAAACTCGAAGCAAATAAGCATCCATTTGCAAAGAAATTATTAGCTGCATGTGGATTATTATAGAATGGAGAGTGAAAATCATGGCAAGAACATTACGGGATAATCAAGCATCATGGGACGCATTATTCTATGCGATTATTACAGGATGCACAGCGAAAGACGCATTATTAGCTATGGGAATTTGCCCAGATAGCGAAAATAATTTAGCAAGGAGAACAGAAAGAGAGGCGAAAGAATAGATGAAAGGATATGAAGTACCGGATGGTTATATGGGTTGGATCAATGGAAAATACCAGCTTTTTGAAAGCGAAAGCGAATATTACGAAACACTTTTAGAAAGAGAAGAGGTCTAAATGGAAAGAGAAATAAAAGGCGAATTATTCAATGCATTGTGTAAAAGATGCGGAGAACGTAGAACTTGTCATGGGATCTGCGTTGACATGAACAATGCAATGGTAAAGGCAAATGAAATTAAAGCGACTGCAAAATAATTGTGGTCGCTATTTTAATGAAAAAAATTATTTTAAGAAGCGAATAATATATTAGAAAGCGAGTGATGAAAATGAAACATCGATAAAAGCGAAATGAAGCTATGCTATCAGGCTATACGGGCAAACACATTATAATAAGGAAAGGACAGATGAATTATGGCATATAGAAAGACAAAACAACTAAGAGAATTTGAACCGATTCTGTTACAGAATGGATACAGATTTACACGGTGCAAGGGAAGTCATTTCATTTATATGAATCGAACTTCTCATAAAATCATAGCAGTCAATAAAGACTTGAACAGAATGGTTCGTGAACGATTAATAAAAGAGAATAAGTTACAGGAGGTATAAAACTGTGCAGACAAGAGAAATTAAAGTAGGAACAAAATTCAAGCATATGAAAGAAGAATGGATCTGTACATCGAACGATGGATTCATATTTGAAGCAGATTGTTTGAATAAAAATTGTCCAATGAAAGATTTAATACTTATTGGATCAAGCGAAGAAGTAGAAGTGATTGAATAGGAGGTGTAAGAACATGAAATGGACAGAGTTATTACGGAAAGATAATTATGCTTTACTGCAAAGCGAAAGTGATACACAGTATGCGGTTGCAAGTGGCTATGATCCAACGCAGCCTGAAGATCAGCAGTGGTCAAGTGGAACATATTTTACTTATTGGAATGACGCAAAGCGAAAAGCTGATTGCTTGCAAAATGCTTTAGATTGTTTTAGAAGTAGAACAGAAGAGAACTATGTAACCAAAGGTCAGAAATACCTTGAAATCTACAGAGAAGATTATAGCGAAGGCACATTCAATGAAATTATTACATCGCTTGGAATTGATAATGACAGAGTTGGAAATGCGATTGGTTGTTATTGCATTGTAGATGAAGAAAGTTTAAAAAGGTAAAAGAATGCGAAGAGGTATAGTTCATGCGATTAAGTGATTTATTATCATATATAAGCGAAAATGAAAACGTTTATGTATGGTTGGATGGAAAAATTGTAGCTGAATATAATGGGAGAGATAGTATTTCTCTTAAATATAATGATTTTGAGGTTGAAAAAGGAAGTCTTAGAAAGTGTGAAAATGGAATCGAAGTTACATTGACAGGAAATTTAATTGTTCCTAAAAGATAATGAGCAGGAAGATGTGGATTTTATTATCTCGATGAATGTAATAGCAGAGTAAACAGATATTTCTTTTGGAAAGGTAAAGGTAGAAAAATATGAAAAAATCAACAACAGTAAAAACAAGAACACGAGGTTATGTATGGATTGATACTTGTTATATATTAGATCACGGATGGGAAACAATGGTTTTTGCAAGTGATGAAAATGGAAATGTATCAAATTGGATGGATTTAGACAGCGATATTTATGCGACTAAATCTCAGGCAAGCGATGGACACGAAGAAATGGTTGAGAAATGGAAAAACATGTAGTTTTGAAATGCGTGTTTCATTGGATTTAATAAGAAGGAGTGATAAGTATGGAATTTTTAGTACAGTATACTATTGAAGGAAGTGAAAAAATTATAAACAAGATTGTAAATTCTTGTTGGATTATTGAAGCAACAAATGAAAGCGATTTTAATGGAATTGAAGAAATGCATGTGTTTGATATAACAGATCTTGGAAAAATCAAACCGTTGCATTACAGAGGATGGCAGCCAGGATGCTTAATTGAATATGTAGACGATAAAAACAATGTAGTTATTCATGGATATGGAACAGACCATTAAATTCGCATTTCATTACAAAGAATTAAGTCGAAACCGCCTTATTACAGGCGGTCTATGCAAGATAGTAACTTGTATACTGATGATGACAAACTAAATCTGAATGGAGGATGATATTATGGCAAATATTATGGAACAGTTAGAGGCGTTAAGTAATAAAGATTGGCAGAATTTATTTTCTGCTATAGAGGAAGATTCACGGAGAAGGGTTGTAAGTCTGAAAGAAGATTTGCAGTATAGATACATTGGAGAGATTGATTGTCCAACAGAAATGTACCAAGATTTCGCAACTGTAAAAGATGTAGAGGGAAAGGGAAAGACAAATTGGTTTGTTTGTTCTGATGGTTCATTTTTTACTTGTGATGATGCAACTGTTGATGCTCTTTATGATAGCGGCAGAGTGGTTGATTATGAATTTCCATTTGAAATAGAAAGAATGGAAAAGTATGAACAGCTTTCAAAGGATGAAAGAATTTCTTTTCGGGTAGCCCTGCAAGGAATTTTAGAATCAGAAGCAAAAGAAATTGTATGTTGGGAATTAGGTATTCCTGCTTATGATAACGTATATGTATTTGAGATTTCAGAAACTTATGTTGATAGTTCAACTAAGGAAGAAAAGATTAAAACATGTACAAGGAATATAGAGGCTGATAGTGAGGCAAATGCAAGGGAGAAACTTAATTCTGAATTATTTAAAATTGGTTCTGTTGTTAGTAGTGGAAGGAGGTTTACAGCAGAAGACAACAGAAAAATGCGTGAATCTGGTAAAATATTTGGATATAGAGGAGGCATACCATATACAATTACTTTGAAGAACAGAGATGTTGTTCTTAAAGAAATAAAAAAGAATGATTTATTTTAACAAAGAAACTAAGATTTACAAGGAAGAGGTGAAGAGAAATGGCAAAATATACATGTAGCAAGACAAAGGATGAAATTCTTGAGATTATTGCAGAGGAATTTAGAAAAGTAAATAAAGATTATGATGATGCAATGCAGAACGACAATGATAAACTAAAAGAACGGAATCAGGGTAGATATGTAGCAATGTTTGATTTGTTGCATAAGTTAGAGATTTATGAAAAGGAGTGAAGCGAAATGACAAGTATTGAAAAGTTAAAAGAAGATGCACGGAACTTAAATGAACTCACGGATCATTTGATTAAATTACTTGAATCGGATGATAAGCGGTTCTCATTTGAATTTTGTGCAGGTGGCACAATGGAAATTTATGACAAAGAAAAAGAAATCGGTTATGCCGTTCACATTGCACCAATTGAATATGATGAAGATGGAAATGCAACAAATTTATAGTAAACGCAAAGGCAGTTAGGAGAATAAATACCTAGCTGCCTATTTTATTACAAGAAAGCGAGGAAATGAATTATGAACGAATATTTAGAACAGGCAAAGAACTTATTAAATAAGGCAAATGCAAAGTGTGAAATTGTGTATGGTGGTATTTCACGGAATGAGAACTGGAAAGAGAAAGAAAAAAGAAATTGGTATGATGTAACAATCACAACACCTAGAGGTAAAATGACGTTCACATTCTGGGATAGCATTCACAATACAGAAATTTCCACAATGACATTTGAGGAATACGCAAAAAAGAAGCTCAAATATAACAGAGTTGAAGATATGTCATATGGTGAAAAGGTAAAAGCAAAAAATGATTTAGCAAGATTAAAGGCAGATGCTGTACCAAACGAATATGATGTGCTTGCTTGTTTAGAGAAATATGATCCAGGAACTTTTGAAGATTTTTGTTCAGAACTTGGATATAACGAGGATAGTAGAACAGCAGAGAGAATTTATATTGCAGTAATCAAAGAATATAAAGATCTGATAAGAATTTTTACAGAAGAACAAATGGAGGAATTAAGAGAAATTCAGTAGGAGGTATGATTATGAGTTATTTATTCTTATTTAGAGAAAAGGATTCGGATGACAGAGATTGTTGTGCATATATTGATTCAAAGAATCCACGATTTGAATGCAATCATTATTTTGGAAGAGTGAATTTAAACGGAGCTTGTTATAGTGGGCATGAATTTCCTGCTTATGAAGATATTGAAACGGTATTAACTGAGGCAGAATATAACGAATTGATTCAGTTCAATAAGGCAATCAATGATTTAGGCTATGGAATTGTAAAGGGAGATGAACGTTATAACAAAGGAATAGCTTTAGCGAAAGCAGTACAGCACATTTATGATAAGCTCGAATCTGAAGAAGCAAAAGAATTTCAGCAGAAAATCATTGAAAGCGAAATCGAATATATGAAGGATGAATATTCATTGGATGATGCAGATATTGAGAAGATATTTGATGAATATTATCTGGATTACAGAGACAGAGGAATTATTAGCAGCGTGTTCCAAGACAGCTCAGACTTAGGATACGAAGAAGCATGGAGTTTTGGATATATTAAGAATGGAGATTCTATTGCAGATAGATATTTCAATTATGAAAAGTTTGGAGAGGATTTAGTCAATGAGGATGAAAATTATCTCGAACTTGATGACGGGCGAGTTGTAAGTCTGAATTATTAGAAGGGAGTGAAGAATATGACAATTACATATGAATTAGATTTAGATAGTTTTAAGGCTTGGAGTGGTGCAGTTGATACACTTGACAGAATACAGAGAGAAGGTAAATGCGGAAAATTAGAAAACATTCTTGAAGATTTATATCCTGATGGAATGACAGAAACGCAGCTTAATGATTTACTGTGGTTCGATTCTGAACAGGTGTATGAATGGCTTGGGATTAGAAGCGAAGAACAGATTAGAAAGGAAATTAAGGAGACAGAAGATGAACTTGCTGATATCCAAAGCGATTTGGAAGATGAACTTGACGATGAAGATCTGACGACAGAAGAGAGGGAAGAAATTATTGACAGTTATCAGCCAGACATTGATGAAATCAAAGAGAGAATTGCAGACTTGAATGAAGAATTAGAGAATATCTAATCAAAGGAAATAAAGTTGGTAATTGGTCGGTAGAATAGGAGCGTGATTATATGAAAGAAATTGAAGTAAACAATGGATGTAAGATTGTATTAGAGAATAAATCACAAGGTATAGAAGTTATTCATTGTGACAGTAATGGAGGTATTGAATATAGTTACAATATTCCTGATGGCGATCTTGTAATGTTGCTAAATTATTACAGAAACTGTAAGAGTGGCAGAGAGAAATCTGATTATATATCAGAAGGTAAAATTAGAAATACGAACACGGATATTGTTGAATATATATAGTCAAAGGAAATTGTAATTTACTTAGAAGAAAGGATGAACAAAATGAAAAATTTTATAGAAGCATTGTTAAAAGTATTACCATTTTTCTTAGGATTAGCAATTAATAGAATTGCAAATAAAATGGGAGTAGATTTATTTGATTGGAAAGTGATTGTTGCAACAATTATTGTTTTTATTATTTACTTGATGATAAGCAAATGGATTGAGAGTAAATAATACAGAGAATAAATTAAGGCAGACGCAAACAAATGTGTCTGTCTTATTTTATTAGGAAGGAGAATGTGAAATGCAGTTGATGAAATTTGTAACAAGAGACACCAAAGACAAAAACAAAATTCTTGTATGGTGTACAACAAACAGACTAATTACATTCAGAGATTTCATGCAGTATGTATTGGACAATGTGAAAAATCCAAAAGATTTTATGATTATTGATACGGAAAAGGATCTTGTTTATGACATGTATAAAGTTGCAACAGAAATGTATGGAATGAGAAAGAGAACTTTTGAAGAAAGAATGAATGGTGTTTATACAGGGAAATGGGCAAAATATACAAATTTAGATTTGAACTATGGAGGCAAGTAAAATGGGACTTTTATATTTAAAGAATGAAGAGAAACAGTTATACAGTGCATACGGATTAACCGTATATGGCAGACAGAATAGATATGAATGGACTATCTACAATAATAAACCAGATGAAAATGTATATACATCATTACGGATTGAGCGAAACGGAGAGGAAATCTACAACAGAAATCTTGGTAACAGATGTATCTTTGAAGAGAATTTCAACAGGACAATTGATAACTTCTTATGGTGGATTGACAAAGATAATCCTGATGCATATGACATTAATAATGCAGTTATTAAGGATCTGTGTGAAACAAACTCATTATTTAATCATCTGATTGGAAATCGTAAGCGAAAAGAACAAGCAGAAGCTAATGAGAAAGCAAAGGTTGAAGCAATCAGAGAAAAGGAACAGAGACAGATTGATTTAATTAAGCAGTATTGTGAAAAGAAAAATCTGTTATTCAAACAGTATTATGAAAAGGTTTATCTGATTAAGCTGCACAATAAAGATGTAAGGCAGATGATTGAAAATGCAGATAATAAACAGTTTGAAGGATTGAGAGATTTTATGAGTGAACATCCTGATAACAAAGATGCTGTGATTGTAATGAATGGGAACATTGAAGATATAGTAAGGCAGATAGCATAGAAAGCGAGGTTGATGATTATGGCAGAGATTAAAGAATTAGTCGCAAAAGCAAACGAACAGTGTAAACGGATTAAAGATTATATTGCAGAAAATGAAGGTATGTTTGATTCAATGGATCTGAAATTGCACGATGCAAGTTTCTATGAGTACAGAAATATGGAAAAAGAGTTCCCACTTTGCTATGCAGATAATGAAGAATGTAGTGAAAATTCATACTTTTATAGATTTTGTAATTCAACATATGACCAGTTCACAGATTGGTGTGCTGAAGAGAAAATTGATTTTAGAGCAATGTGTCATCATATTGGCAGAACTTCATCGTTTTACCTGTATGATAAAGATCTTGTACAAAGAGAAAATGGAAGAATTAATTGGTCTTGGACAATGTATAACATTTTCAATGAGCTTGGATATTCAAATTATTATCAGTTGCTTGAATTTGATAATGAAGGAAATGTAGATGAAGAAGAATCATTCAAGTGCAATGAAGATTATTACACAAGAGAAGAGTGGATTGAAGAACTGAAACCAGCATTACAATATATTGTTGATGATATGTATGACGATTTTATAAGGGAAATTGAAGATGTTAAAAAGGTATATGAGTATATCAAAGATACAAAAAATAATCAAGTTGAATATTTCAAGGAATTTCTTGAATGGAATGAAGATGATTTACAATACGAGAAAGACAAGAGAGATAAGGAAATGGCAAAACGAAAAGAAATTATTTCAAAAATGCCCCAAAAGATACATGCAATAATGAATCGTTCTGCATTGGATAGTGATGACTTAAATATAGTGCTTGGTTGTATGAATTAAAACCAGAGGAAAGAACTGTTTATTTAGAAAGTGAGGCAAGTAAAATGGTTGATTATACAAGAATAAATGTGTCAAAAGATGGCAAATATTTATTCGCAACAGAACAAGGATAGCTTACATACGATTGGGAAGCAAAACGGGTTTACAAATTATTAAAAGAAAAATTTCCAGAAAACGAAGGCTACAAAGTTTCTGTAATAGAATGGAGAGCAAGAGGAATTGAACCAGATTGGGCGAAGGAGGTAAACGATAATGAAAACAATAATTGATAGAAGCGAATGTAAACCATTAAGTGACAATATTGAAGGCAAGTTAGTAGTAATTAAACCAGATTTTTTCAAACCAGAATTTAGAGATGCAAAATATCAAATTGTACTTGCAACTGGTGGTTTTGGATGTGATGCAGATAAATTTGGAACTGCTGTGTTTATAACAGAATGTTGTGAAGATCCCGAAGAATACAGACAAGAAAGATACAACTTGATTGGCGAACCTACAGAAGGAATAATTGCTGAATGGAAAGCGAAGTACGGAGATTTCAATAAGAAAGTACAAAAAGCATTAAAAGGAGAGTGATTAGTATGAGAGATTTAAAACCTGGTGATGTTGTTCATGTTCAAGGAATTGTTTGTGAGATTGCAGAAATTGCATGGCAAGAGCCTTGGGATTGGAGAGAGGCATATTACTTAGAGTTTAGAGATGTAAACGGAATATACAGAAGTTGGAAACAAAATTTCGATGGTGGTTATGCTGAATTGAAGGGAGAGTGATTAATATGATTACACGAGAAAGATTTGTAGAAGAAACAAATTGGAAAATGAGCTACGAAGAATACAAGAAATGTTACTGTCCAGAGTGCAAAAGAGAAGAGTGCCCACACAGAGAAGCATATAGAAGAGTGCCTAGGATTGATGGTGGTCTTGGATTGTGTCCTAACTTAAAGGAGGATGATTAAATGGAAGACTTACTAAACAAATTAACAGAAGAACAGAAAACAGAGTTGGGTAATCTGTGCCAAAAAATTAATGATATTTTTGAGGAAAATGATAACTTTACTGAAGATGATGTAGATAAATATACATGTACTTCATTACAAAATGGAATTTGCCAAGTAATGAATGAGTTAGGCTTATGGTGTACTATATAAACTGTCTGGTGAAAATAAAGGTAATTTAGACCACGAAGAAATGTTCAATACCAAAGAGCAGATGGATAAAAGATATGATGAATTGTTCAAAAAAGGATTTGTATGGCTTAAATCCGACTGCATGGGAACAGAAAAATGGTGAATGGAAACGATTGGAGGGATATTAATATGGAAGTAAGGATATATCAAAACAAGCGAAATAAACAAAAGTACATAGAAGTGCATAATGATGGACATCATCATAATTCTGTTCGTCAGTATATACAGCACGATCAGAAAGTTGCAGGTCATAAGGTTGGAGTTGTTAGAAATTATACTGGCGATGGAAAACTTCATCGGTGGAGAAAAGGTAACTTAAATGAGCTATTGGAAGATTACAAAGAGGTATAAGTATGGTAGATCAGTGGACAGGTAAATGGACAGAGGAAAAGGATTACAATATATATCCAAAAGAGAAATGGTGCGATTACGATTATATAGCTGCATGGATCAGAGAACAGAAATACGAACCAGAAACATCAATGAAAAATTTAATAGAAATGATTTTTGGTTATTACTTTGAAGATGATGATGTAAAAGAAAGAGGATATTTTGCAATTAAGGATGAAAGAAAATATCCTGATAATCTTATGATATTTGTTCCAGATGTAGCAGAATATGTATTTGCAAGTGGTGGATTAAGCGAATTTGATTATGAAGCATAGATTGGAGTGATGGAAATGAAAATTACACAGACAAGAGTAAAACAATATAACAGTACATACAAGACAGTTATTGCAGTAGATGGGATTCCTGTATGTATTACACGAAGCAATAAAAGAGCAAGTGATATTGTTTCTTATTTGTCAGGATATGATGTTGAAATTAACGATGGAAAATTAAAGAAGCAGTTGGATAAAATTAGAAATGAAAAGTGAGGTAATTTATTATGGTAAGAAAAATAAATAATAGACTATTCAAAGTAAATACATATGCTTCTAGCATTGTTGTTGAAGTCGATGACAAATATACAGAAGAAGTGCAGAAAATGAGAGAGAAAATTGATTTCGATTCTATTGGATGGAAATTAAATTTGCTAACATATTTAGCAGAATTGACAGTACAAGGTTATGCAATTTCAAGTGTAACGGAATTTAATATTGATGGAAGCAAGCCGAAAGTAGCATATGCAAGAGATAAAGATTTTAAGAAAATTGTAAAATACATTAATAATGGTTATAGGAAATAGCAATTTCATTTATTGATGAATATGTAAGTGATGAATTTATTTATGAACACTATGATGGATATAGTTTTACAAAAGATGATTTCTTCTGTAGTGCGGAAAGGAGTGCTTGATATGTTAGATTATACGAAAATCACATTTAATGAGTTAGATAATACAGACAAGCCATTACAGGCATTTTACAACTATGATTTAAAAGAAAGCGAAATTGATAGCTTTTTGGAAGAATACGCAACTGTTGAAGAAGTTCCAAAAGGTGTATCTGTTCAAAAAGTAGAACTATGCTTAACGATTTACGCACAGCATGATTTCAAATTAGAAGCTTGTTGTACAGATACAAATAACGAACAGTATTGGGTTGAAATCAATAAACAGTTTACAAATGCAGATGAATTTATTCAGATGATTCCCGATTATGGAAAGATAAAATTATAAAGAGGTGATGATTATGCTAGATATTACAAACTTATATGCATACAGAATTGAAGAATTGGCTGTTGGAATTGTAAAGGCAGATTCATATGAAGATGCAAGAGAAAAGGTCAAGATGGCTTATTTAAAACACAACGATTGTTTTGATTCTGAAAGAGATTTTATTGAGATAAAGGAAATTGCAGAAGATGATTCGTGGTTCAGCGATAATCCTGATGTAGTTGAAGTTGATGAATTAGTGTAGAAACGGAGTGATAATAATGGAAATTAAAAGTGTTGTAAATAATGGAGTGCAGATTCCTAACGAATGTACTTGTATCTGGTGTGGATCAAAAATGAAGCGTGGTGGTGCTAATAGGATGGGTGCAGGAGTTAATAGTTTTGCTTTATGGTGTAATAATTGCGGAGCTGTAGTCGTACATGCTTGTGATTTTGGAAAGAAAATTACTGGTTATGAAGTGAAATGGGATGTGAAATAGGCAAGTAAACAAGAGTTTATTTAGAAGAATGGAGATAATAAGAATGCAGAATATTACAGAAATTATCAATATTATAGAAAAATCATGGGGAGTGAATTCTATTAGTTGTCCTTTCGGTTCATGCACAGAGAAATTTGCGAACGAAAAGATGATAGAAATTGCTAATAAAAATAATTTTCCTGATGATATACTTAAATTGATTAAAGATAATCCGATTAAGTTTCATAAATATCAGAAATTTGACAATGGACGTGGTATAGGTAGATACTATGCAAATTTGGTAAGACATATGAAATGAGGATTTCAAAAGGAAGGTGAAATTATGAGTCAAAGCAATTATGAAAAATACGCAGTAATTAAACAGCAGGAATTATTACACAAGGAGAGAAATTTGCAGCAAGCTATTAGTTGTCTTAGAGACAGAAGAAAATTTGCTTCGTTGCAATCTATTGATAGTGCAATAGATTTTGTTGCTGATTTATATGATTTGTCTATTGATGAAATTAAAAGAGCAATGGATGGAGAAGAATATTGGTGTGTATAACTATTAAATAATTGTATGATTGGAGATAAGTATGGATAAGATAAATCAAATTAAAAAAGAAATCATTATATCAATGAAAATGATGGATACAACTATTAAAAATGTCAAAGAATCAGAAGAATATAAAATTGCGCAAGCATATAATCAAGGATTGAGGGATGCTATGGCTATTTTTGAAAGAGAAATGAAACGATGATTTCTTGACAGAATGGAGGCTTAGAATATGACAAGAGAAAAAGCCACGAGAATTGTAAATGGATTTTTTAATGATATGAATCCTGCTTTATGGAATGGAGAAGGTAATAAACCCGAAAGTTTTGATGAACGACCTTGGCAATGCAAAATAGTCGATGGTATAAATCTTGAAATTACTTTTGCTTATGATGAAGAAGATGGATGGCATCATTATTGCGATTTAGTTTATACCAAAGATAACAGTTCTTTTGACTTAATGAGTGGTTATGGAATTGATTCTAAACTAAATGTGATAGATACAGTAATGGATATATGTAGAAACTATGAGTAAGTATTGGAATTGTGATTTAGATAGGAGTGATTGGAATGGATTATAAAATAGGTGACACAGTAAAAATATCTGTTTATGTAACAGAAAAATGGAGCAGATTAGTTACTTGTAAAATCACCAATAAGTATATAAGAAATAATACTACTTATTATTCTTTGCAAGAGATAAATGGAATTTATAGAGTAAGTAACGTAAAAGAAAACCGATTCATACTTGATTAACATGAAACGGAAATTTACTTGGAGAATATATAAGAGGTTGGAATATCCAATCTCTTATTTTTATGGAAAGGAATGGTAATTACTATGTTTAATTACAAAGATTTTAAGAAGGAAATGTCTAAAAGAGGACACGAAGTACATAAGAATGGAAAGTATCTTACAATTATTCCTAATAATAATTACGAGGGATACAGTAAAGGGTTTTTGTTTGCAACGGATATCATTAAAGGCTTTGAGGATGTATTAAAGTTACTAAATATGGATCATTTTAATACTTGGATATATAGTGCAAAATTTAAGATTGTATGATAAAATTAAAATAACAGTAATAGGAACGTAAACAATTATAACGGAGGTAATTATTATGGCACAGTTAATTGGATGTTTGATTGCAGGATACTTCTGTATTTATCTTCCTTGGAAAGCGAATCAAAAGGAAGAATCTCGTAAGAGACAAGATATGTATAATAATCTCAACAAGAAGTCGGTAGATGAAATGGATAAATGGCGAAAATAATATAGAAGAGAAAAGAGGTTGATGAATATGTTCGGAGGACTATTAGCATTCTTAGGAATTTATGCAGGAAGTGCTGCAAAGGCATCTAAAGATAATTATGATATGAAGAAAACTACTCGTAGAGTTGATGAAAATGGGAACGTGCATTATATGGACAGATTGTGCAATGATTACATCAATGGAGAGCGAGTAAAGAGGGTTGAAACTACTGATAGAAACGGAGTTAAATTGTATTCAACTGTTGGTGTAAACAGTAGTAAAGTGTATGACACTTCTTATGGGAGGGGTACACAGCAGTTATTCGAAATGAGTGAACGTGAAAAGCAAGATGCAATTGAAAGAGGCAAATTAGCTTATATGCAGTACAATCCTTATTTTGGAAGATCGGTTACAACGGAGATTGCTACTGGTAGAACAATTACTTGTCTTTTTGCATGGGAACATGGAGATAAACCAATTTATAAGAAATGGTACTTCAGACCTGAATGCCAGGATAAATTCGGCTATAGAGAAACTGTTAAAGGCGATTATGGAATCGACATTACAAAAGAAGAATACTACAAGTTACAGACTATTGGAATTAGTTATTCGAATCTACCAAGCGATCAGAAAGTATTAAACGACCTATGGGGAAGGAATTGCGTAAAATAAAAACAGAGAAGGGATTACCTTCTCTGTTTAATTAGTCACGTAATTCGAAAAGGTACTAAACCTAATCTTCCAACACAAAAAATATAATAGCATTAAATATTAAATATGTCAATGAGGTGATTAAAATGAAAAAAGACAAATTAACAGCAGAATTTTTTGAAAATGCGATTTGCAAAAATAAAGACATAGAAACAAAAGAATATTGGAGTAATATTTTTAAGTCTAATTTGAAAACTTTTTTGGATGAAGTGGATGAGAATGACTTTAAGGAAATTAGAGATGATGTAAATTCAGATTATCTAATGGATTATAATACATATCAAAATCATTATAGTTTTATTTGCGAAGTGATTGACATAGATATGGAAGATACATATGAGCCATATAAAAGGAAAATAGATAAAATTGAAAAATTGTCTGAAGGATATTCAAACATTATTAAGAATTTTCCAGATGATGTTGATTACGCTGTTGAGTTTTCCAGAAGTAGTTTGTCTGTATATCTGAATATTAATATTCCTGTTACAGAGGATAATATCGGTAAATTTCTTAATATCGGAGAAACAATTAGAGGGATTAATATTACAGAAACGTACTCTGAATATGAAGAAAATGATTACAAGAATAAAACAATTGTGATTAGAATGTCAGATCACGATTTTGGTGGAAACAGAGACTACTCATATAGAATTCCTTGTATTAACATTGTTTTAGAGAATAAATAGATTGGAGTGATAAGAATGAAATCAAATTGATGAGATAGAAAGAGATGCATTGTTGAAGTATAATAAAGAATTTACTAAAAGATATTATTAATTAAAATAATGGATTTAAAACGGAGAAATAATAATGCTATTATACAAAAACGTAGATATTTGTGATTTGAAGTCCATAATTGAGAATGGAATTCTGAGCATGGATGAGTGTGGAAATAATAATTGGGACGAAGGAAAACGAGCAGAAAATGATACATCGGTGGTATATTTATTTAGCCCGATTGGTAAACAGAACTCATTCCCTAATTATGGTGCAGCATTGTTGGAGATTCAATGTGAAGCAAAGGAAAATAAAATTGGTAAAACAGATACACATGTAGATGATTATATAGAATATATTACAAAAAGAGTTGAACCATCAGAAATAAAAAGAGTTATTATTCCTAAAATTTTTAAAGAATACATTTCAGTTCCTCAAAATGTTGGAATTACATGGTGTGAATTGAAGGCAGAATGTTATGGTAATAATGGATTAGAAGAATGTAGTAATAAAATTTTGGAACAGTTCGCAAAAACCGCTCCATTAATGAATTCTACGGAATTTAATTTCTTTAGAGGTACAACTGAAAAACGCACGATGATTGATTTGTATAATATAGAATACATATTCTAAGTAAATAATAGTTTCATTTGAAAATTGGAGGTAAAAATATATGAAATATGGAGATATAGTTGTATATAAAAATCAGATTGGAACAGTTGTAAAAAGTGAAAATGAGTTTAAGTTTCATCCGTGTAAATATGGATGTTGTTATTTTAGCGAGTTAGATACGATTACAGATGCTGATGTAAGAGAAGCGACACCTGATGAAAAACTGGAATTAATAAGGGAAGAATTTACATGGGGCAAAGTGATTGATATACATTGTATTGGAGAATATCAAATTATAGAATACGAAAGCAAAACTGCACCTAAACATTTATGGCATACATATATTAATTATGCTGATACAAATAATTCTTATATGTCTTTAGATTCGGCATTAGTTGGTTGTATTGGACGTAAATACGAAGGCGCAAATGGAAAGGCTGCAATGTATTTTGAGAAGATGATTGGTTTGGAATAGATTCTATAGAAGAATGGAGTGAGATTACTCAATGACTATTAAAGAGATAAAAGAGAAATACAAAGACTACAAACGGAAAGCAAATGAGAAAAATATGTTTACTACATATGATTACAATGATGGGAATGGGAAAGTAGTTATTATAGTGAATGATTGTAAAGGTTTTGGTAAAACAGTTACGCAGGTTGTCAGAGTGTTAGATGGTAAAGAATTACTTCCAGAAGGATCTTGTAGACCATGTGATAATTTAGACGATGCTATTGATGTTGCTGGTGAGATGGAGTGGATTGGAGAATAAAATGAATGGAATAGATAAAGAAACATACATAGGTATTGTAAAATTTACATTAGAATCAATGGTTGATCTTGCAAAGTCTGATAAGAATTATAATCTTACAGCCGATACAATTCACTATTACGAAACAACTATTAAACCAGAAATGCAAATTAGTCAGGATGAGTTTTTAGAATTGTGTAAGGAAGCTGGAATTAAGTAGATTGGAGAGTGAATGACATGTTATATACAATAGTACATACAGCAATTAATAATAAAGGAGAACACCCAGAAGCAAACGCAAGGGTGCTTGGGATATATTCAAATGAAGATGTTGCTATTAATGAAGCGGAAAAATGGATTAAGAATACAAAGACTTCTGACATAAATGTAAAGAGAATAACAGGTACAGAATGGTATTTTTGGTATGAAGAGAATGGAAATACTTATGGCGGTTATGTAGATGTATATGGAAAAAGATTAGACGAGCCAATTGAATAAATCAATGAAACCAAGTTTTCTTTTGAAACAGAAAGGAATTATTTTATGAAATATGCAAATAGATTAACAGATGCGGAATTAAGAGAAGTGTATGGCTTATTTATTGATTCAGATGGAAAAATCAATGAACTAAATATTACACGAGATGAACGTTCTATTGGACTAGAGGGATATATCGAGGTTCCTGATTTTGACAAAGAGAGACTAAAAGAGAATCCAAATGCAACCATTATACTTGATGATGATTATGAGATTACAGATTATGATGTCAAAGTGTATCACCATTCAGGTAATTGTACACCGGATTATAGAAGATGGATGTATGAGAAATTTGGTGATGAATATGCAAGAGATTACTTATTTAATGACTAAGAAATCTAAGTTTACTATGGAAGGATGATATTTTATGAAAAAGTCAAAAACACCAACACTGGATAGAATGGTAGAAATTCAAGAACAGTCACAATTATGCGGAGAATTTTTGGATTGGTTTTTAGGTAAATATACCGTATTTGACAGAAAGCAAAAGAGAGAAAACCCATTTGCTGATGTTATGGGAAATGGAGACTATATTAACAAAGAAAAATTGCTTGCTGAATTTTTCGATATTGATTTAGACGAAGCAGAAAGAGAAAAAGATATACTACTTCAAATAGAACAGAATAAACATAAAACACATCATTGTAAGTTATGTGGCAACTATATTGAAGAAGATAATCTTAGTGTATGTGACAAGTGCGCATCTGAATATCAGATATAAACCCACAATAACTTTAAGTTTACTATGGGTTTAAGAATGGAGGTAATAGTATGAAGATAACAAGAGAAATGGTAATAGAATTGAATAACGAATTAGTGATTAAGGGTGTCCATTCAGATATGAGTATGAGGGGGAAACAGAATATTCACGTATTCCACATATGGAAATTGCATTGCCAAATATGAATTGTGTTAGTAGCTACATTATTAATGTTACAAAAGACTTCCTTGAATGGCTTGACATATGGTTTAAAACAAAATATGGGATTGAATTAACCTGCAACAATGATGGGAGTATCTTATGGGCTAAAAATTTTTGTGAGTAAAAGGCAAAGAAATTTAACTTTCCTTTGGTTTAGAAATGGAGAATATTATGTCAAGAAGAAATTTATTTATAGGTATTCCAAATGACAAATTAAAAGAATGCTATGATAGTTATGTTAGAGTGAGTTGTAAAAGGGAGAATGAGCAAGAATTATTTTCTGATTTGGTAACAGAATATAAGACTTTTGTGGAAAGCGAACATCCAAAAGCAGCAGAAGCAGTTTGTCAGGCTGATATGTTTAATGAGATTGCACATAGATTTTTCAAAATTGTAGATGTCATTAAGGATAAAGAATTTTGTGAGATTATGGGAATTGAGGTGAAATAAATGGAAAGACTTGATATTTATAAAACTAATGATGGGAAATCTTTAGTTCTTTTAAACAATGAAACTGATTCGAACGGATATATAAATTATTTACCAATTACAAATAATGCAAATGGTATGAGTGTTAATACAAAATCTGGCAATCCTGTTATTATAGATATAGATAATGTATCTATAATTAAGCTGAACAAGTTAGGGTCATACATTGATCATGTAATAGAAAGTGATTTTGATTTTAAAATTAAGTGGTATATTGATGGTAGGCAAAGAGAAGAGGTAAAAGATTGAGGTGAGTAAAATGAAAGACAAACCCAAATAAAAGCGAAATTATCAGTAGAAGTTGAAGCTGAATTTTATGACAATGAGAGCAGTTTAAGAGAAATGGATTTGTAAAGGCAGATGAAAATGCAGAATTAGTAGTATAGAAAGTGGCATATCTATTATGAATAAAGGAATGTATCGCAATGATGAAATAAAATATAAAATTGATACATGTGTACAACAATCAATGTATGAAAATAATAAAGAACTATGGAAAGTTATTTTAGAGTTACAAACAAAATTGTATGATGAATTTGGAATAGATGAATAATCCAATGAATGAATGATTTACTCGGAAGATTGAAAGAGGTGATATAAATGAAACAGTATGAAAAATTACAAACAGATATGCAACAGAATTTATCAATAGATGAAATATCTGGGTATTTATTTGCATTAAAAGATGAATACGTTGCATATTGCAATCAAAATGATAAAAGAGTTGATGATATATATTCATTGGCTTCATTTTTAGACACTGAGTACAAAGAGGTACAATAAATAATGGAACAATGGGATATTACATGCTGTAAATGTGGGAAATTCATTCTAACAGAACAAAAGCAAGATGTGACAGGCAATATAAAATGTGTCAGAGGTAGTTATGACAATGGATTCTATAATGGAATTGAGGATCAATTCTATTGTAAAAAATGTGCTGATAAATTAGGATTGAGGTGATGTAATGTACGAATTTTCAAAAGAGATTATCGAAAAAATCAATACAGCAAAATGTCTTACTGTAAAAGAATTAAGGATAACCGAAGTTGCATTAAGAATGTATGAAGTAAATGAAGATATTTTAGATGAATCTACTGGATTATCGAATAACGATAAATACGAATTAAAATATAAGTGTTAAAATAAATGATTTACTTGGAAGATTAGAAGAGGTGGTATTGATGGATAGAAAACGAAATAATTCTACATGGTGTTGTGATCAAATTGAAGAGAAAATTAAAGATTATAAAATATCTCTTATAGAAATTAAAGAAGAAGAAGTAAAAAGACAGATGGAAATTGTGATTAATGATTTGGAAACAATTCTATACAGGTAGATTAGAGGGGAGGGTGATATAAAATGACTAATGGCATTAAAGAGAAAGACATTCGTGATATGCAAAAATGCTTTGATAAAATGAGATATATTCTAAAAAGGATTCAGGTATATAATCCTGAAGCACAAATTATTTGTATTGAAAGTGATACAATAGCTCTAGTTAATTTCAATGGTGAGTTTATTGATTCAGCTCCACAAATAAAAGATGAACATATTGTTGCAAGTCAAGACATACCAGCAATGGATAACTATTGTTAAAAGAAATGACGATTTCTTTTGAAAATTTGGAGGTGAATAGATAATGGATAATATAGTTTATATGTTTGGAATTGCTCTTTTAGAACATGATGGATATTGTGATTTTATGGATGACAGTACACAGTATAAAGTTGTTAAATGGAAACTTTCAGATATGAATAAATATAACGGAGAATATGCTGTTATAGGATTCGATGGTTCATTGAAAATATATGAATCAGAAGGTAAAAAAATATTTGACGGCTCATTACTTGATTCCTCTGATTTTTGTAATAAATTAAGAGAAAAAATATAACCCAAAGAAAAATTGCTTTCTTATTTAAAGCAAATAAAATTAAAAACTGGCATTTATATCAAGTATTATAAAAAGAGGTCTTAATATGAAATGGAATGAAGTTCCGAAATTTACAGAATATGAATTAGTAAATCCAACATGTTTTGGTTTTATTTCTTATGTTGATTTTATTGAGAATGAAATAAAAGAATATAATCTAAATATGAACCCTGATTTTCAGAGAGGGCATGTTTGGACAGAGATTCAGCAAAGTAAATATGTTGAGTTTATTTTAAAAGGTGGAAAATCTGGAAGAGATTTTTATTTTAACTGGAATCCTGATACAAATGACTATGTTTGTGTCGATGGGTTGCAAAGAACTATGGCTCTTCAAAATTTTGTACATAATAAGTTAAAAGCATTTGGACAATTTTTTGATGAGTTCAGTTTTACAAAATATATTGCTGCTTATAATCCATTACCGGAATATCGCATTAATGTATATCGAAATAATCTGAAGACTAAAAGAGAAATTCTTCAATGGTATGTTGATATGAATGCAGGTGGCACACCACATACAAATGAAGAGATTGAACGAATCAAGAAGATGATAGAAAATTTATAAAGCTAAATATAGAAATAAGCAATAGAAGCAGAAACCAACTGCTTCTTTTATTTTCCATAGAAATATGGTAAAATAAAAACAATTATAAACCATAACATGAGATGTGCTGTTTTACGGAAATAATTATAACAAGGGGGTTCAAAATATGAATTACAATGAAAAGAAAGATCTTCTTAAAAGAGTAAAAGAAGGCGCAGAAAAGAAAGAATTCTGTGTAAACAACATTGAAGAATGGGGATTCATTTGTGGCGCATGGGTGGAACATGTTTTAAAGAACAGTGAATTACCAGATAGAATCTACAAAGGTAGAGAAACATGGATGATGAAAGAGCTTAATGGTGATAATATAGAACCTTTTAAGAAAAAATTGATGGAAACTTTCACAAAACAGTACATGGAAAATGTAGGAGAAACTGAATTCTTGAATGGTGTTTATCTTGCAATTATCAGCTATGATATTGAAGATGGAGAAAAATGGTCAGATGCATCTGAGATGTTTTCTGCTGGATTGGTTTCGGAAGTAAATTGGTAATTGAAATATAAATTTAATATTATAGTAAACAAAGCAACTAGATTAAGGTCTGGTTGCTTTTTTATTACAGAAAAAGAGGTGATAAAAATGAATATGGGAAATCCAAAAAGAGCATCAAGATTCTTATGTCTTCATTGTATGAAAATCAACCAGTTAGGAAGTGGGATTCAAAGAAATGGAAATCAACGTAAGAAAAAACATATTAAAGATCTAACATGTTTTAATGAAGGTTGCAACGGAGAAATTACAAAGAATGTAGAAATTCGCTGGTGTGACGATTATCTGGAAATGTTTGATTATGCTCAACGAATTAGATCACGTTATTATACGGATAAAGTAGAGAATAATATGTAGAAAGGTGGAACATAATATGGAAAATTATAAAATCGGTTATAATGGTGATGCTTATGTTGAAAATATTCACCATATGGGTGTTGAGTATAATGGAAATTATTATAGTGTGATTTTCGGAGAATATGTAAATGGAGGATTCTTTAGTATTCCAAACTGGAATTGCGGTGGTGAGTTAGCTGATTTTAGTGATGTTTTTTGGAATACAGAATCTATTCAGAAATCATTGAAAAGTAAAAGAGCAGCTAAAGCTATTGCAAAAGTGATAGCGGATTACACAAGGGAGTGATAATTATGTGTTATAAGATAGAAGTTCAAAATAAAAACGCAGAAAAACTCAATAGGAAGTTAGATGAGTTAAACGCACCACAGTTTTTAAGAGATTACTTGAATGAGTTGGAAAGCAAGAACGGAGCGTTAAATTATTTAGTGGCAATTAAAGATTTTTTACAGTGGTTGATTGAAAATAATATCATTAATAAGAAATCAATTTCTGGAATAGAAGTTTCTGATTTTAGTGACTTGCGACCACAAAATATTAGTTCATACCTTAGATATAAGGAAACAAATGGAATGTCGCCAACCACAACGGAAACAAGAAAGAATATTATAAAAAGTTTTATAAAAAATGTATATTCATATAGAGAATGTTTATTGAGAGAACTCTATAACAGTATGGAAGAGTTTAGTAAACAAATAAAATATAAAGGGATATCTTCTAAAAACAATTTAACACAAAAACTTCCAACAGAAAATCAGCTTAATGATATGGAAGAAAAAATAATGTGGAAAAAGGATGAATGTGTAAGGAATAGAAATATTGCTATTTTTCGTGTCTTAAGAGGAACTGGAATAAGAGAGTCTGAACTTGCTGGCTTGGATTTATCAGATTTGCATTTAGATGAAAATAGTGAATGTATTGATCTTAATGATATGTCACATATTATGGTTTTACCAAAAGGATATCAAAGAGAAACTGAAAAAAGACCTGTATATCTTACTGGATCTGCTTTAAAAGCATTAAGAGAATGGCTAGAGTACAGAAATACATTGAATAATATTGTAGACAAAGAAGCTGTGTTCGTAAATAAAAACGGTACACGTACAACAGAGAGAAATATCAAACAGATATTTGAGAATTATGGAAATGGTATTACTCCGCATATGATGCGACATTATTATGCTAGTATAATGAACAGAAATGGAAATCTTGCATTTGTTCAGCAACAGTTGGGGCATAGTAGTGTAAATACAACAGTTAATAACTATGCAAACGGAGCTGTGGGGATGAAAGAGAAATTGATGGAGATGTGATTATGGTTGAATATATTGGAAAGAAAATCAGAACCGAAAAGAGAATAACGCTAAGAGGGTTAGCGAAAATGGCTGATATTGCACCAAGTACAATTAGCAAATGGGAAAATGGAAGTGCTGTTCCTGATTTAGCTGTACTTGATTTGGTTGCTAAGGCAATGGAAGTGAATCCGTTCGATCTTGTTAAATTTATGTAATATGTATACGACACTAGTTTTTAGTGTCGTCAAACTTATTAACTTCGTTTGTTACGAGGTTACGAATCCAACCAGATAACGAGCGTCCATCTGCTGTTGCAATTTTAGCAGCCTTTTCTTTTACTTCTTTAGAAAGAAGCACCATAACCCTTGTGTTTTCATCTTTGATTTTTCCTTGTGGCATAGTAAATATCTCCTTTATTAATATAAGTTGATTATAAGTTGTTGCAAACTATATGTCAATTATTTTAAAAAACTGACATAAACCCATTGACAAGTTGATGACAACTTGCTATAATGCAAATTATCAAAGGTAATCCAAAGTACATAAACACAAAAGAGAGGAGGAGTACATATGGATTTACAGAGATACGACATAATAAAAGCAAAAATCAATTATGAAGGAAATTCAGTACAAACGAATGAAAGACCTTATATAATAGTAAGTAATCCATTGGGTACAAAATATGCTCCGATTATAACAGTGATGCCTTTGACAAGTAAGATTAAAAAGACAAACATGCCTTGTCATGGATGTATTCAAGCAAATGAAAATAATGGTTTAACATTATATTCTATGGCATTAGGTGAACAGATCACAACAATCTCAAAAGATGAAGTGATCTCAAAAATTGGAACTATTACTGATGATAAAAATAAAAGAATGGTAGATAAAGTATGTTTTAATTCTTTATTTTTTGGAACAGATTACAAACTTGAGGAGGTAATGGCATAATGTATGTAGATAAGGAAGTAGCAAAAAGAATGATTGATGAAACACCTGGAAAAATATGGATTGATTCATTCAACGGTATGACTTTTATCCATACAAGACCAAGACAGATAACTGTTGATGAAGGAAAGCGAATAATAAATAGGGCAAACACAATTAATTATCAAAATAATGACTTTTTTGGGTTGCTTTCGCTAGATGGAGTGCAGGAATTTATTGTGCATAATATTAAGTTCCCCCAGATAGTGTCCTGATTATAGGACTTGAAATATTATATAATAAAAATATCAAACGAACAAATCTCGAACGAATGTTCTGGAAATGCGTTGACAAGAACAAACGTTTGGAGTATTATAATTTTCGTAAATAATAAAAAAGATAGAGTCAAGCGATTCAAACGCTGCGCCAACAGCTTTCTACTTGACTCTATCAAACCAAATACATACAACAGCATTAAGCCATTGCAGAAGCGAAATATCGCTTGAATTTATTTTACATATATTTCGAAAAAAAGTCAAGTTTCAAGCGTTTTCTGCAATTAAAATTCCTAATTTTTACAATCAAATAGTGGAGAATAATATTATAGGGCATTCGCCAAGTGGAGAAGGCACAGGATTTTGATTCCTGCATTACATCAGTTCGAATCTGATATGCCCTGCTTTGTGACATTCCACCCGGTATGTTACAGAACGCAAGCGATTTCCTTGTAAGAGCAAAATGTGTAGTTGCTATAGTTCTACCATAGTTTAATCCACTAACGGATTACAAGCTGATACTATAGAACTTCCTGATAAACTTGCGATAGTGTCAGCGACTTGGATCATTAGCACAATTGGCTAGTGCATTCGGCTCATAACCGAAAGGCTCAGAGTTCAAGTCTCTGATGATCCATTGCTAAATCAAACAAAGAAAGGAGATGATTACGTTGGCACAATATGTAATTACAGACGGTTCTCGTTGGATTATGAGAAATCGTAATGGTAAATATGTTCCAACATCTTGCGAGGCATTGGCTGATACATTTTCAAATAAAGCAGTCAATAATCTATATAATAACTCGCTACCCAAAGCCTTGAAATCAGTATTTCATATCCAGAAAATTGATACCCCACCCGATAATGTAAAACAGATTACACAATCAGAAGTGGAAAATAATACTGAAAAAGTTATGGTTGCTGAAAATATCCAGAAATGGATTGACAAAATAACTGATCTTAACGGATTAGCAACAGATGCATTACATAGAAAAGAAGAGTTGTGTGAAGAACTTAGCTTTGTAGATAGGGAATTATCCGATATCAATCATTATATAGAATTTTGCAATCTTAATGCAGCACAAGGATGGAAAGCATATAAGATGATAAAGGAACGGAGAATAAAAAGAAGAAGTATTAAAAATGAGATACAAATTCTTAACATTATTCTTGATAAAAAGATTTCTGACACAGTTACAAATGAGATTTTGGAATCCATGTCGAAAATGGATAAGCGTACATATGAACCACGAGTAATGAACGAGCTGTTTGATTTGTAAAGGAAGGATATATATGGTGATTTGTAAAAATTGTTATATTCCGATGATTGGAGTTATGTCGTTCTCAAAGGACAAGCATGAGAAATTCTGTCGTTGTTCGAAATGTTGTTCAGAGACACGACATATAAAAATCAATGATAATGAGTTGAGTTTTGGAGAATATTTGTATAGAGAGTTAGACAGAAAAAGGAAATGAAGTAAGGCAGGTGCATGAAGTGAAAGACGAAATATTGCGTGAAAAATTAAATAATCTTTCATCACAACAGTTGGAATGGATTAATGAATACTGTGTAAATGATATGTCAAAATTGAAGAAAATTAGTTACAATGCATTTTTCAGGTATGGGATTCCAGCACATGAACATGACGAATTGTACGATGATGCAATGAATGTTCTGATGGAAAGTGTTATCAACTTTGATTCATCTCAAGGTGCGAGTTTTAAAACTTACCTTATTAATAATATTAAAAAATCTGTTATTGACTGGTATAGAGACAACTATCAGAGATGTAAAAGAAAAAATCTATTAACTGATAAAAATGGAAAGATAGTAAAGGTTGATAAAAATGGAAATGTAACAGATGACGATAAAGGAAAACCAGTTATTATTCCAGATACTTCATTTGATGCACCTACTGAAGAAGATAATGATTTAGTAGAAAAAATTGCATCTGACTTTAACGTAGAAGACAAGAGTGAGTTCGATTTTAGTGCCGATGAAAAAGTTGATAATTTTATTGATTCTTTGCCGAGGATACAAAAAAATATTTTGCTGATGCGGATGGAGAATGTTCCTGCTGATAATATAAAACAAAAATTGAATATATCAGACAGAGAATATAGTAGTGCTATGAAGTCAATTAAGATAAATAAAGGACTTTCAGTATTTTCAAAGAATAAAAATGATGGGAATTATGATGTGGAGGTAAATAATATGGAAGACAGAATTATTGAAATTAGCGAATCTGAAAATTACAGGACGGACAAGTATAGCATGTATTCGTTGTTACAGGATAAGAAAAATGGAGACGTGAACTGCAACTACATCTTGCAACGTGAACCTTTTCAGTGGACTACAGAAGAAGCGAATAGATATTTTTGTCGTATTCTTAGTAATCTTCCTATTCCAGAAATTATTCTTTGTGAACAGAAGAAAAAGGGATTGACAATCTCTCATTTAATTGACGGATTGCAGAGACTTTCATATGCTGAGGCATTCAAGGAAAATCGTATTAAGATTGGTTCAGCAGGAGCAGAGAGACATTTAATTCAGTATAGAGATTATGTCTTAGATGATAATGGAAATCGTGTACTTGATGAAGATGGCTTACCAGAATATGAGATGAAAATATTTGATGTTATAGGGAAATATTATAAAGATCTTCCTGATGAGTTAAAGAAACGATTCAATAATTTCAATATAAACGTAACAAAATTCTTTGATTGTACAGATGAGCAGATTGCAGATCATATTCGTGATTATAACAATCATGCGAGTATGAATAAGGAACAGGGTGGTTTTCTTAATGTATCTGCACAGACAGCGGGATATATTAAAAATATTTCACAGAAAAACACATTCTTTAAAAATTGTGGGAAGTTTACAGATAATAATGTTATTAAGGGAAAGTTGGAACGTGTTGTTGCAGAATCAATAATGTTAATGTTCTTCCGTGATTCATGGAAAGCAAAACTTGATACAATTTACAAATATGTTGATGAAAATGCAACAGAACAGCAGTTCTTAAAACTTAATTCACATTTTAATAGATTGGAATTAGCATTAGGCGATGACAATAAAGACTTGAAGTCATTACTTACTCCAACTACAATGCCAATGTGGATTGCAGTATTTGATAAATTTACTACATATAATATTGAAGATTCAAGATTCATTGATTTCTTAAGAGCATATAATACAGAACTTAAAGATAAAGAAGTTGATGGTGTATCTATGGCAGATTTTAAAGACCAACAGACAAAGAAAAAGGCAACTATTACAGGTAAAATTGATTTACTTATAAAACTGATGAATGAATTTTTACATATTGGTACAAGAGAAGTAAATAACACAGAATTGGAGAATAACAATACGAAAGAAAGTGCTGAAGAAAATACGGAAGAAAGTGTTCTTTCCTTTGTTCAAGAAAATGCAAATCCAAATGTGACAGACGAAGATATAAACCTTTACACAGACATGGTAGAAGATTGTGTTAAGATTGACGATCCAGTTTATAAAGAGTGTGGAATGGCATTAGTAGCACTCATGGCATATGCTTGTCAAAATGATAAGGATCAGGATTTTGAAAAATGGATTGAGAATTACAGAAATAAATCTGATTTTAGTTCATCACAGAAAGTTAATTATACATATATGAAACGCAGCTTTGATAATTTTATAGCAAATGCGTAATCAATTTGGTAATAAGCAATAGCTTTTACATAAAAGATGGGCAACGATATGTCGTGAAGTTGCTGTTGCCCATCTCGCATATCAACTAGGAATAATCCAGAAGTCGATATACATATATAGTATCTCATTTCTATGGCTGAATCAATATCCAAATGACATTCTTCTCGTTCTGAGTTGGATTATTCCATTATTAAAAATGGTAAATGAACAGAAATTAAAATAGAAATATCAAAATAAAGTTCGTTTCTTTAGAAGAGAGGTGAAAGATGAAAATTATGGGAACAATTCGTAGATTTGACGACTTAGGTAGAATAGTAATTCCAAAGGAAATTAGAAGACTGGTGTTTGGAAAAGCAGACGCAATTGGTGAGCCAATGGAAATATTTATTGACGGAGGAAATGTTGTACTCCGAAGATACGAGGAAATACAAACTTGTAAATGGATAAAATACGATTATAGAACGATTTGCCCGAAAGAACATGACGATGCTGATGATCCATATTGGAGGATACCTGAAAATATGGCAAATTTAAAATATTGTCCTTATTGTGGCAAAGAGATAGTTGTTGTAAATAAAATCACAGTAAAACTTCGTTTCATTGTAAAAAATTTCTGAGCGATTCAGCTCAATAAAATTCCCAAATTAAAAAGAGAATATAGATATGTAACCAATTAACATTCATATATAAAAATTATAGAAAAGGAGAGTAAAACAGATGAATGGATTGAGTAGTAAAGAAGTTCTCAAAAGTAGAGAGCTTCATGGAAGTAATAAGCTTCCTGAACCAAAGTTGGACAAGTGGTATGACTTCGCAAAGGAGGCATTAAGTGAGAAAATCACAATGATTCTTATTGCAATTGCAGTATTGCAGTTATTCCTTGGAATCATGGGAGTAATGGATTTATCAGATCCAATTATGATTCTTGTTGTATTAGCAATTGTAACATGTATTGCTGTTAAGACTGGACTTGGTGTTCAAAAATCAGCAGCAGAGTTAAGAGCCAAAACATCAGTCAGGTATTGTGACGTAATTCGTGATGGCAAAGTTCAAACAATTAACAAGGATGAATTGGTAGTTGGTGATCTCGTTTGTGTAGGAATGGGACAAGAGATTTTTGCAGATGGATATCTCCTTGAAGGTAAGATTTCTGTAAACAATGCAGCTATTAATGGAGAAACAAAAGAGTGTAAGAAAACACCAGTTGAAGGATACGTTCATAAGAAAACTACTTCAACAGATGCTTATACGAATCAGAATTGCTTATTTGCTGGTACAACAGTAATGTCAGGCGAAGGAAAAATGATTGTTACTGATGTAGGTGTGAATACAGTAAATGGTGATACACTTGTTAAAATGCAAACACTTGAAGCACCAAAGACAGCACTTGATATTGCACTTGATAATCTGAGTGATTTCATTTCTAAGTGGGGAACAATCGCAGCAGTTATTACATTTGCGGTGCTTACAATTTCAGGAATTGTACAGGTTGGATTTGGAGAATATTTTAGCGGTGGCGTTCTGAATATTATTCAGAAAATCGCACAGAACTTCTCAGTAGCATTAACAATTATTGTAGCTGCTGTTCCCGAAGGATTGCCTCTTATTGTAAAGCTTGTAACAAAACAGAATGTAAAGACAATGGAGAAATTCAATATTCTTGCTAAGAATCCTGGTAAAATTCCAGAGTTAGCATATGTTGATATTATCTGTACTGATAAGACAGGTACTCTTACGACAGGTATTATGACTCCAAAGAAGATTATTGATGGCTTTGGTAATGATGTAAATAAGGATTCAGTTCTTTGGAATAATATCAAGGCAAACATTTCTTTAAATAATAGTGCAACATTTGATTCAGAAAACAATATTACAGGTGGTAATTCAATTGATAGAGCAGTTCTTAGCCTTGTAAATCCTGAAACATATGCTGACATTCAGAAAAAATATCCAGTTAAGTTAAAGCAGGTATTTAATAGTAGCAATAAGTATTCAGCTTTTACGACAAAGGATGGAGTTACATACTATAAGGGCGCACCTGAGAAACTGATTGAGCATTGTACAAAAGTAATGGACTCAAATGGTGAAATTGTAGAGAATAACGACAATGACACATTAAGTAATGCAATTACAGCACTGACAAGTAATGCGATGAGATGCATTGCAGTTACAATGGCAGATGGTGATTTAGTAGAGAATGAAATACCAAATGACATGACATTCCTTGGAATTATTGGTGTTGTAGATCCTGTAAGAGATGAAGTACCGAGTGCAGTAAAAACAGCACATAAGGCTGGTATTCAAGTTATTGAAATTACAGGCGATTGTATTGAGACAGCAGTGGCAGTTGCTACAGAGTGTGGAATTTACAAAGATGGAGATTTAGCACTTACAAATGATGAATTTGAAGCGATGTCAGATGATGAAGTAAAGAGTATAATTCCTCGATTGAGAGTTATTTCAAGATGTTCACCAAACACAAAACTCAGACTTGTCACATTAGCACAAGAGATTGGAAAGTCAGTTGCAATGACAGGTGATGGTGTAAATGATAGTCCTGCTTTAAAGAGAGCTGATGTTGGTTTTGGTATGCAAGGTGGATCAGATGTAGCAAAAGAAGCTTCAGACATTGTATTAACAGATGATAACTTTGCAAGCGTTGTAAAGGCAGTAGAACTTGGAAGAACATTTATGCATAATATTATGATGTTCCTTGAATTCCAGTTACCTATCAATATTTCACTTCTAATTCTCAGCGTTATCTATCCAATGATTGCAACAGGTGCATTACTCGCTTCAGTTCAGATTCTGATTGTAAATATCATTATGGATTCCCTTAATTCATTATCATTCGGTGGCGAACCTCCAAAGGATGAATACATGACAGAGAAACCTATTAAAAAGGGTTCTGGTTTATTCATCAGAGGAGCAAAGAAACGTATTGCAATAAGTACAGTAGCTTTTATTGCACTCTATGGAATTATTACATTTAGCCCAATTGCTAATATGTTTGCGACTGAGACAGAAGCTATGACAGCTAGATTCGCATTGTTATGTTTCATGGCTGTATTTAATGGATTTAACATTCGTACAGAGCATATTAATTTATTCAATGGTATTGGAAAGAACAAGTTATTTTCAGCCATTGCAATCGGAATTTTTGTAATGACGTTTGCTCTTTGTAGCTTTGCGGAAAATCTTATCAAGGTCACAGCTTTAGATTTCAAACATTGGGTAGTAGTTGTAATTTTAGCATTTATGGTTATTCCAACTGATCTTATCAGAAAGATCATTGAGAAGAAAAGAGAGAATAAGTAATTGAGGAGATGAGAACATGGTAAGGAGAGATAAAAGTTATAAAAAAGTAGAGATTATTACTCTTATATGCTTTTCAATTAGTGTTATTACAGTATGTATTACACGCTTTATTCCATTTATTTTTCTGACGTTACTCACATTCCCAATTTCTTTTAAATTATTAAAAGGGAAGGTTGACAGCCTTCCCAAGAATAAGGAGGATAAACAATATGTCAATTAGTTTAGTTAAAGGTCAGAAGATTGACCTTACAAAAGGCAATGCAGGTTTAAACAAAGTCGTATTTGGTCTTGGATGGGATACAAATAGATACGATGGTAATGCAGATTTCGATTTGGATGTATCAGCATTTTTTACTGATGATTCAGGAAAGGTAACAGGCGAACAGGATTTTGTATTTTATGGTCAGCCACAGCATCCAAGCGGAGCATTGATTTATTCTGGCGATAATAGAACAGGTGTAGGTGATGGCGATGACGAGACAATGATTGTTGAGTTAAATAAGATTCCATCTAATATTACAAAGATTAGCTTCTCAGCGACAATTTATGACGCAGAAAATCGTTTACAGAATTTCGGAATGGTTGATAATTCGTACATTAGAGCATACAACGCTGATACAAATGAGGAACTTTTCAAATATGAACTTAATGAGGATTTCTCATTAGAGACAGGTGTTATTGCAGGTGAGTTGTATCGTAAGAACGGTGAATGGAAGTTTAATGCAGTTGGTTCAGGTTACAATGGTGGTTTAGCTGCTATTGGTAGAAATTTTGGTTTGGATTTATAAAATGGAAGGAGAATATATATGTCAGTAAATTTAGTCAAAGGACAGAAAATTAATTTATCTAAGGAAGTAGCAGGTGGTCTTACAAAGATTATGGTAGGACTTGGATGGGATGCTGTTAAGAAAGGATTATTTGGCTCTAAGCCAAACATTGATTGCGATGCTTCGGCAATTATTTTGGGAAAAGATGATAAGTATCGTACATGTGTTTATTATGGTGACAGATCAGCGGAAGACAGATGTGTGTATCATCATGGTGACAACCTCACAGGAGATGGAGACGGTGATGATGAGCAGATTACAGTTGACCTTGCGAATATTACAAATAAGGTTGAGAAGATTGTATTTGTAGTAAATATCTATGATTGTATTTCAAGAAAGCAGGATTTTGGACTTATCAAGAATGCATACATTAGACTTGTTGATGAGTCAACTGGTAAGGAAATTTGTAAATATAATCTTTCAGATGATTATGCTGGCAAGACAGCAATGGTATTTGCAGAGGTTTATAAGAAAGACGGAGAGTGGAAGTTTAATGCTATCGGTCAGGGAACAAATGATTCAAGTGTTAGCGAATTAACAAGAAGATACAAGTAGGAGGATTTAATTATGTCAGTTTCGTTAAGTAAAGGACAGAGAGTAGATTTAACAAAGGGTAGACCGTCATTAAAAAACATTCTTGTTGGACTTGGATGGGATATTAATCATTATGACGGAGAAGCAGATTTTGATCTCGATGCCTCTGTGTTTATGACAAAAGAGAATGGCAAGGTTGGCAAGGATGAGGATTTCATTTTCTATGGTAATCTTGAACATAGTTCAAAGAGTGTAAAGCATATGGGAGATAACCGTACAGGTGAGGGAGATGGAGATGATGAGGTTATTAAGATTAAACTTGATAAAATTCCATCAGACTACGAGACTCTTGCTGTGACGGTAACAATTTATGATGCTGAGAGTAGACTTCAGAATTTCGGTATGGTTGGAAATGCATATGTGCGTGTAGTAGACGAAGAGACAGGCGAGGAACTTATTCGTTTCGATTTAAGCGAAGACTTCTCTACGGAGACTGCGTTAGTCGTAGCTGAAATTTATAAACATAATGGCGAATGGAAGTTTAAGGCTGTAGGAAGTGGCTATAATGGTGGATTAAAAGCATTATGTAATCAGTATGGAATTGATGCAGAGTAGGAGGACTGTATGACAAATTTTATGTTTATTGTAATTGTGGCGATTGTATTAATTGCACTGGTTCTTTTCTTTACTCCTTTTGGTAAACAGCTTCGAGTAAAGTTTAAAGGAAGAACGGATGAAGTAATGCGTCAGGATGCACAGACAGCAGAAGGTGCTAGAGATTATTACAACGCAGCTATTAGAGAAAAGGAAGATTTTTATAATAAGGCATCTGCTACATATGCTGAAATCTCAGGAAAACGTGATACAGCAGAAAAAGACTTGTATCAGGCAAATAAAGATATTATGCGTGTTACACAGCAGATTAACGCTTGTCTTGATGAAAACAAAGAGGATGAGGCAATGCAGTATGCAATGAAGAAGTCTACTTTGGAGAATAAGATTAATGTATTAAAAGATACAATCGAAGAGATGAAAGAAGCACAGATTCACCAGAAAGACATTCGTGATCAGGCAGCCGAAGAATTGCAGAAACTTAAAGAGGAAAAGGAACAGGTTCTTTTCCAGATGGAAGCTGATAGTCAGATTATCGAACTTCATCAGAGTATGGATAGTCTTAATACGAATAATGAGAGCGATAGAATGCTTGAAAGAGTTCGTGAAGGAGCAAGAAAGACAAGAGAACGTGCAGAAGGAAGTAGAATTGCATATGATTCTAGCGCACAGGCTAATGAGAGAAGACTTGCTAATTCTGAAAGAGAACGCAATGCCCGTCAGATCCTTGATGATATGAAGAGACAGAGAGGTAATAAGTAATGATTGTATTAAATATTGGAGTTTTCTTAATCTGTCTTGGCGTATGCTTTGGAGCAGGTTTTATTGTAGGAAAACGTAAGAAGAATAAATAATTCAAGAGTTGGTAGGTGTTATAGCCTACTAACTCTATCAATATACCATATATAGTAACTATAAAACACAATATATACTATATATGGTATATAAATTATATTAGAAAGAAACGCACATTTCTTGCGGAATTTTTGGAGGTTAAGACAATGACAATTAAACAGATTAAGGACAAATTAAAATCAAAAAAGTATGACTTCCTGAGAACAGATAAGAATTTGGATAACAATATCATTATCTTAACTCTTGGTGGAAGTCATGCATATGGAACGAATAATGAGGGTAGTGATTTAGATATTCGTGGTTGTGCATTGAATAGTAAAATGCAGATTCTCACTAATGAGAATTTTGAGCAATTTGTAAACAATGAAACAGATACCACGATTTATGCATTTAATAAATTGGTCGCATTATTGAGTAACACCAATCCTAATACAATAGAAATGCTTGGAAATAAGCCTGAACATTACTTTTATGTATCACCTATTGGTCAAGAGCTAATTGACAATGCACATTTATTTTTATCAAAGAGAGCTTGCCATTCGTTTGGCGGTTATGCTAATCAGCAATTATACAGATTAAATCAGAAAGCTGCACATCAGATGTCGCAGTCTGAATTAGAGAAACATATTCTAAAGACTCTTGAATTTATGCAGACTGACTTCACAAAGAAATATACACCATATGAAGATGATTCTATGAAATTATATATTGATAAAGCTGTGCAGGAAGGTTATGACACAGAGATATTTATGGATGTAAAATTACATCATTATCCATTAAGAGATTATTGTTCTATGTGGAATGAGCTTCAGAATACAGTTCGTCAGTATGGAAAAATTGGCAAGAGAAATGAAAAAGCAATTGAACATGGTAAAATCGCTAAACATTCAATGCATTTGATTCGTCTGTACATGATGTGTTTGGATATTCTTGAAAAAGAGAGAATAATCACGTATAGAGAAGACGAACATGATTTACTTATGGATATTCGTAATGGTAAGTATTTGGATAGCAACGATCAGCCAATCCCAGAATTCTTTGAAATGGTAAATGATTATGAAAAGAGATTAGATTATGCGAAGAAAAACACAAGTCTTCCTGATAATCCTAATTATAAGGCTATCAATGAATTTGTTGCTAGTGTAAATGAAAGGGTGGTAAAAGGTGAAATCTAATTTGAAGATTGAAATTCCATCTGGTGCAAATGAAATTATCCATAGTCTACAAAATAATGGATATGAAGCTTTCTTAGTCGGAGGATGTGTGAGAGATAGTATTCTTGGCAGACCAATTCACGATTATGACATTACAACTTCTGCCACACCAGATGAAATGATGGAAGTATTCAAGGACAAGAGAATTATTGAAACTGGTTTGCAACATGGAACTATTACCATTGTAATTGACGGTGAAGGATATGAATGTACAACTTACAGAATTGATGGTAATTACTCAGATAGTCGTAGACCTGATAGCGTAACATTTACACGAAGTCTTAAAGAAGATTTAAAGCGTAGAGATTTTACAATCAATGCGATGGCATACAATGATGAAGTTGGTCTTGTAGATCCGTTTAATGGCATGGAAGATATTGAGCATTATAAAATCAGATGTGTTGGTAGAGCAGAGGATAGATTTTCAGAAGATGCTTTAAGGATTTTACGTGCTATTCGGTTTGCTTCACAATTGGAATTTGTGGTTGATTTTGATGTAAGTTTTAATATTCATAAAATGTATAAGAATTTAGAGAATATATCTATTGAGAGAATCAACAGTGAGTTCTGTAAAATTGCATTATCAATCGAGTTTTATATACAGATAGGATTATTTCGTGAAGTATTCTCGTTATTCATTCCTGAAATTAAAGACATGTTTGGCTTTCCACAGAATAATTCATATCACATCTATGATGTATGGAATCATACAGTACATGCAGTACAAGCTTATGAATGTGATTGTGAACCCGACTTGAATTCAAGAGACTTGATTACATCTTTAGCTGTATTTTTTCATGATATTGGAAAGCCACATTGTTATCAAGATGGCGAGGATGGTATTAGACATTTCAAAGGTCATGGAAGAGTCAGTGCTGATATGACTGATACAATTATGAAAAGACTTCGTTTTGATAATGATACAAGAGAAAAAGTAGTGCAGCTTGTTTATTATCATGATGCAACTTTTGAAGTTGGTGAAAAGTATATCAAGAGATGGCTCAATAAGATTGGAGAAGAACAATTTAGAAGATTGCTGAATGTTCGTAGAGCAGATATTAAAGCGCAGGCTTATACAGAGCAAGAGAGTAGGCTTCAGAAAATTGACAATATCGAATATATTTTAGATGAAGTTTTACAGAAAGACGAATGTTTCTCACTAAAAGATTTGGCTGTTAATGGCAATGATTTGATTGAGATTGGATATAAGCCAGGAAAAGAAATAGGGAATACCCTGAATTGTCTTTTGCAGTTAGTAATTGAAGGTGTATATCTAAACGAGAAAAGTGAGTTACTTAAATATGTTGAAACAACAAAAGAATGGATGAAGTTAGGAGAGAATTATAATGGTAAGATTATTTAGCCACAGTGATTTAGACGGAATCGGTTGTGGTATTTTAGCACAACTTGTATTTGGTAAAGATAATGCAGAAATTTCATATTGTGATTACGACAATATTGATTCAACTGTAAAGGAATATTTGGAAACAGAACAGGACGACACAATCCCAATTTATATTACCGATATTCGTGTCAATGAAGAAACTGCTGAGTTGCTGAATAAAAGAGGCAATGCTCAGTTATTAGATCATCACCCAACAGCTCTTGGATTAAATAAGTATGATTGGTGTGATGTAGTTATCGAAGATTTCAAAGGAATTAAAACATCGGGAACTATGTTGTTTTATCATTGGTTAGGTATGAATGGTTGCCTGAGTGAAGAGTTAGAGAATAATAAAGCGTTAAAGAGATTTGCTGAACTTGTGAGAGATTATGACACTTGGAGATGGTCAGAACTTGGTGATGAAGGTGTTATTTGTAAGCAGGTAAATGACTTACTTTATCTGTATGGTCGAGATGATTTTATTCATTGGTGTATTTCAGAGATACGTGGTGAAATATTCCCATTGTTATCTGCTAAAGATGAGGTTGTTCTGAAGATTAAGCAGGATGAAATTGATAGATATATCGAGGAGAAGAATGAAACCATGTTTACCAGTCCTATGTGTGGTAAGGTTTGTGGTTTTGTATTTGCAGATAGGTTTGTTAGCGAATTAGGTAATAGACTTTGTAAAATGCATCCTGAAATTGATTTTGTGGCAATGATTGATATTGATGGTTGTACGGTATCTTATAGAACCGTTAAAGAAGATATTGATCTTGGTAAAGATGTAGCAAGTATATTTGGTGGCGGTGGTCATCCAAAGGCTGCTGGTTCAGAATTTAGTCAGAGTATTAAGTTGAAAGTTATTGAGGAAATCTTTGAATAGTGAGGGAAGAGAGTGAAAATAACAATTGATATTCCAAGAGAATATGAACGAGATTTTATCGCTGATAAGTTCAAAGATTTCTTTTCAAGAGTGATTGCAGATATTAACTACGATGGAATGTGTGGTAACTATGAAAAAGAAATCGCAGAAATGTTTTTAGAGGCATTTGATAAAGCTATTCTTGGTGATGTTAATCTAAGTGCAAATGTTGTTCCAGTTGCAAATATATCTTTTGACAAAGAAGATATACAGAAGATGATTCAAGATGAATTAAAGAAGTTTCAAGTAGAGAATAATCTAATATAGAAGTATTCTATTCACGGCTGATCAGTCAAATTTTCCAAATAAAAGTAACAAGAAATATTTTTTTCATCCGATTGGGCAGACATGTCTATTTTCGAGTGATTCTACAACAAAATAATATTAAAACGAAAGGATTTAACAGTAAATTCTAGGATAAATGATTGCGCAATCTCTGTAGATTAAAGGATTTTGACAGAGAATAAAGAAAAAAATAATTATTGTGAGAAGAACTGGAAGTTAGTGAACTTCTGCGAGTTCGATAAATATGCAACAAGTTCTTATTGTGCTATTCACAATGAAAACGAAAGTAAAAATCTTGGTGATATTACTAAGGTTGATGAAACAAAACTTGAACCATTTAATATGATTTGTGGAGGTAGTCCCTGCCAGGATTTTTCTGTCGCAGGTAAGCAGAAAGGTTCTGTATGGACTTGTAAAGATTGTGGACATGAGTATAATCCACTGACAGTTCATTGGTCAGAAAGAGATAAGTGTCCATGCTGCGGAAGTAATAATATTGAGAAGACTCGTTCATCTCTTTTGGTAGAGTATCTAAGAGTTATCAGAGCAAATAAACCGAATTTCGGTATGTACGAGAATGTAAAGAATATTGTGGGAAAGCAGTTTAAAGATACATTCAAGATGTTTACGGATGAGTTGGACGAGTATGGATACAATGTGTACTGGAAAGTTCTAAACGCAAAAGACTATGGCATTCCTCAAAATAGAGAGCGTGTGTATCTGATTTTTATTAAGAAAGAATTAGACAATGGAAAGTTTACATATCCTGAATCATTTGATAATGGAATGAGATTAAAAGATGTTCTTGAAAAGAATGTTGATGAGAAATTCTATATTTCAGAAGATAAGGTTCAGAGATTTTTAACAAATCTCAACAACGAAGACGCTTTATTATACGACGCTTGCCAGGTTAAAAGAGAAGGAAAATCAAGAGAATATAATGATTTCTGTCCTACTTTAACAGCAAGAGATTATAAAGATCCACGTCTTGTAAATGATAATGTTGTAAAACAGATTGGCACAATTTCTAAATGTGAAGGGAATTGGAAAAATCCACAGGTAGGTAGAATTTATAGTACAGATGGTTGTAGTCCTACATTAAATACTTGTGGAGGTGGTAGTCATGAACCAAAGATTGTTCAGCTAGGAAATATAAATCCATCTGGCAAAGGTATGAATGGTAATGTATTTGATGAGAATGGATTAGCACCAACCATTACAACTAATAAAGGTGAAGGTAATAAGATTGCAATCCATGAGGTAAATCAAGAAGACAACAATAAGCCGAAAGAAAGATTTTTTAGACAAGCACTGGAAACATTTGAAAACTCAAATGCAAATTATGGAGATACAATTGATGCATTTAATAAAAGAGTGAATAGAAGTGGATATTCTCCAACTTTAACAACAAGACCAGAAGGATTTAAAACTGCAATTTTGCCTGTCACGAATGATATTAGGATTAGAAAATTAACTCCGAAGGAGTGTTTCAGACTTATGGGGTTCTCAGATGAAAATTTTGAAGCTGCCGAGAAGATGGTAAGTAACAGTCAGTTGTACAAGCAGGCAGGAAATTCTATCGTAGTAGATGTTTTATATTACATATTGGTTGAATTGTATAAGGCTATGCCATATCTTTTTGATGATTTGAGATTAAGTAGTTTTTTCTCTGGGATTGGCGCATTTGAGATAGCGTTGAACAGATTATATGAAGGAATCAACTCTGGAAATTTTATAAATCCGCAAGCAGATTAAGTTCTGCTTGTGGTGGAAAACATACTATTGTAAATGATTTTGAATTAACAAGAAGTAAATGGGTTAATGACAAGTATAAAAAATTTTATGAAGAAAAAGGTTATCTTCCAAAATATTTCGATATTTATAACGGAACAGAAGTGAAAGATTTTGCTCCTACAATATCAACAAGAAGTAATGGAGCTATGAGAAGTGGAACTTTGCTTGTTATATGTAATTAAACAGAGAATAACATAATATGAAATTCTAAGGAAAGCGGAATTTCTTCTTAGGTTTCAGAAAATAAATACATATAAAAACAAAGAAAAGGAGGGTTAAATATATGACAAAAGCTGTTTTAGCGATAGACATGCCAAATAGCTGTGATAAATGTCCATGTTTTTGTAGTTATTATTCTGATATGTGTTGCATGGCTTTAAATAATCGTACAATTGATTATCCTTATCCGAAAGATTTTAGACAAAGATGGTGTCCGTTAAAAGAATTGCCAGATGAGACACACAACGATGAATATATTGATGAATATTGTGATGGTTATGATGATGGTTGGAATTCGTTAAGAAAGAAGATTTTGGGTGAAGATAAGGAGAATGAATAGATGAGTGTATGGATAAGTACAACGGATCGAATGTCAAAAATAAAGTCACAAGAATCATAGATTTCCTTGTGAGATTGTGAGGTAAGAAATGGTTAAATATATAATTATACTTATGGTGTTATGGTTAATTTTATCAATCTGCTTTTCTTATATGACATATTTGATTGGATATACCAAGGGGTTAAATAAATGTAAAAGAATAAATAATGAAATATTGGATGAACATTCCAAAGAAAATAGGAAGTTCGATACTAGAAGAAATAAAGTATATTGAGGATTAGGAGGATATATTTATGACTAACTTATTAGATTTGTTGAAGATGGCTTCTATAGGAAAACCATATACAATTTTAAAATCCGTAATACATTATCCAGTGCCAGGAATGACAAAAGAATATGCTATTAAAGTATGGAAGCAACAAAAGAAACGTGGTGTAACCACATTAAGCAAAAAAGAATGGTTAAGAAGATATGGATTAGGAGAATAAATTAACAGGAGGTGATGCGATGAGCAAGATATACGATTATGAAGAATATCAAAATCAACGAGTAAAAGTTACATATACTGATAAAAGAAAATACAGAGAAGAAAACATTGTTGGTCTATATGGACAAGTTATTAAAACTACAAGCGGATCAATAGCTGTTCAGATTGATGGAATGTATAATGCAGCAAGCTCCAATGGATTATATTGGTTTAAAAGAAGTGAATTGGATATTATTAGAGATGAAAGTGAGGAGAATAAAATGACAGGATTTAATAAAGTGGCGATTGTAAATTTGGTAGATGATTACAATAAGAAGGATTATGGATTTGCTTTATATGATGAAGATTTTGATGAAATTATTGAGTATGATACAAAGCATCCGTTGTATGTGATTGTAAATGCAAGAGGAAAGGATAATAGAGTTCTTGGAATTATAAAACAAATTAAAACAGTCAAAGAGTATGGTAAGAATGTGACAGCTCAGGTTGTTGGTGTAGTTAATATGAATGCGTATAATGCAAGAATTGACGAAGAAAATCGTCAGAAAGAAATTGCAAAGCAGAAAGCTTCTATTGAGAAGGAATTAAAGTCTGAGATTGAAAAGATGAATAATATTGCTTTATATGAAAAGATGGCAAAGGAGCATCCTGAGAATCCAAGACTCGCTGAACTTGTTAATGCACTAAAAGAATTGGGAGAATAAATTATATGAAGAAATGTGTAATTTTAGAAATGGAAAATAGTAATGATTTTGAGAATGCTATGAATGATTATTTGGATGATGGATACAAAGTAGAATCCAGTTCATGCAATAGTAGATACTATAAAGCAATTCTTGTATTGAAGGAGGAATAAACCATATGAAGAAGAAAATTTTATATAGTTTGGCTTTAGTATTAGCATTTATGTTTATATTAACCGGCTGTGCAAAATGCATTAGCACCGAAACATCTACGGTTCAAGTAAAAATAATAGATGAATATCACAGGGCTGCTTATACAACAATGTATTATAGTCCTGCGACTAAAACGATGATACCACAATCGCATTCAGCAGTTTATAGAATTACTGTTGAATATAACAGTGTAGAATATAATATTTCTGGTAGTAATACATATAACAAATATTCAGACAAAATTGGAGAATATGTTGATGGAATATTAGAAACCAAGAAATATGACGATGGTACTGTTAGATACAATATTGTTGACTTACCATAGTAAATAAATGATATTACAAAAGACACAGTAAACCGAAGTTTCCTTTGGATGATAAGAAAGAGAGGTAAGACATGAATATGTATTTAACAGTATTAATTGGATTAATAGGAATTTGTATAGGAGCACTTATTGGGCTTGGAATTTCTTTTAAGATCAATCATGATTATATACTTGGAATGAATGATACATCTGAAAAGTTTACAAAAAATCTATTAGACATTATGGTGAATTATTTTGATAATATGCTCAAGCATGAAGAAAATTATTTTACAAATACGATGACAGGTTTGGCAAAAGCAGTAGACGATATTAATAAAGTATATGAGAAGCCAATTTGGAGAAAAACAGAAGAAGAATTACCGCCATGTTCAGGATTATATTATGGCAAAATTAAAGGTAATCCACATGGAGAAAATGCTATGTGGAAAGTGATATATAAAGATGATGAGTAGTGTCTTGCTGGCTATCCTGATAACAAAGTAGAAATTAGTGAATGGACAGAGATCTATTAAAAGCACAGTAAATTTGGTTTTTTTGGAAGTTAGGATGTGGCAGATGAGAAAAAATTATGAATTAGAACTATATAAATTACTAATCAATCCAGAAGAAGACGATATTGACATCTCATACGTAGATGAATTTGGATGGGTTAGCAATACAGAGTTTTATGTTTGGATTAATCTTAATTGGTTTAATGAATTTGTCAAACGATTGAATGATATTTTTGGCTATTCGCTTTTTGATGAAGGTGGAATTGAAGCAAGAATTTGTAGTGATTGTGTATGTATCGACTTAGAAGAAGTTATTTCTGGATATGGTGTTGATCTTGAAGAAATATTTCCAAGAAGTAAGTATACACATTAAGAGAATAATACATTGAAAGGAGCGAGAGATTTGCTGCAGCATTAAATCTGGATTTGCTCTGAGTAAGTAATGTTAGAGATTAACAAAATATACAATGAAGATTGTCTTGAAGGTATGAAAAAGATTGATGATAAATCAGTCGATGCGATTATTACGGATCTTCCTTATGGACAAACTTCACGAAATAAATGGGATTCAGTTATTCCATTTAAACCATTATGGGAACAGTATGGAAGAATCATTAAAAACAATGGTGCAATTATTCTATTTGCGAATGGTATGTTTACTGCAGATTTAATGCAAAGCAATCGTAAGCTTTGGAAATATAATCTGATTTGGGAGAAAACCCAGCCAACAGGATTTCTAAATGCTAAGAAAATGCCATTGCGCTCACACGAAGATATCTGTATTTTCTATAAGAAACTTCCAACATATAATCCACAAAAAACAACTGGACATCCAAGAAAAGTTAGCAAAGCAGAACATAAGACTAACTGTAAAGAGACTACTGATTATGGAGAACATGGTCTTGCTACTTATGATAGTACAGAAAGATATCCTAAGTCGGTATGGACATTTGCAAAGGATATTCAAAAGTCGGCACTTCATCCGACACAAAAGCCTGTTGCTTTGATTGAAGAGTTGATTAAAACTTACACAAATCCAGGAGATTTAGTTCTTGATTCGTGTGCAGGAAGTTGTACAACTGCGATTGCAGCTATGAATACAGGTAGAAATTACATATGTTTCGAGAAAGATAAGGATATTTTTGAGGTTGGAAGTAAAAGAGTGAGAGAATACATAAATCAAGATTTATTGATGAGCTCAACTTAAAAGCACAGTAAATTTTGGTTTTGTTAGGAGGTAAAAATATGTTCAATAGATGGAAAGCATATCCTAAACACATACCTAAAAAGCGTGGTTGGTATATATGCTCAATTAGATATGGCGAAGAACCAAGACAAGCATATGTCATGGATTTATTTTGGGACGAAAAGACACTAAGATGGAAAGATAATAGACGATTAGATGTTTACAATACATATGAAGTATATGGATATAATGGTGAAACTCATTTAAATGATAAAAGGATTTATAAGGACAATGTTTGCTTTAGAGATGATGTAATTGCCTTTAAAAAACTACCAAAGATTTATAAGTAACAGAGAATATACCAACGTAATTACAATTAAGGAAAGGAAAAATGTTCACATGTGAGTAAAGCTGCGCAGCTACTATTGGTGAACAAATATTGGCATTAAATATTGGATATTTAACATCAGATAAGGAAGATAATGAGTTATACACGCCCTATTACGCAACAGATCACATTATTAAATATCTTCCAAAGGATAAAATTATATGGTGTCCATTTGATGAAAACTGGTCTGCTTTCTACAACAGGCTAAAAGAAGAAGGATACAATGTAGTCAGAAGTTCATTAGCTGAAGGTCAGGATTTCTTCAATTACGAACCTGAAAAATGGGATATCATAGTTAGCAATCCACCATTCTCAATCAAAGATAAAGTCTTAGAAAGACTCTATTCATTCAATAAACCATTTGCGGTTCTTCTACCGCTTAATTCCCTACAAGGTAAAACAAGATATAAATATTTCAAAGATGGTATTCAGATTCTTAGTTTTGATGCAAGAATTTGTTATCACGATAAAGAGCATATGGATTCTGTAGTAAAAGGTAGTCCATTTGCAACGGCATATTTCTGTAGAGATTTATTACCAAAGGATCTAATTGTTGAAAAATTAGTTACATATGAAAGACCATTAGGAGAATAATTATATGAGCAAGAAAGAAGAATGGATGGTTCATATTTGGGGTGGCGCATGGAATCACGATGCCAATCCATCCATCGAGAAAGATTTAGGTATAAAAGAGGGTTATTACTATTTTAATACTGAAGAAGAAAAGAACAAGTTTATTCAGTTAATCAGGAAGGATAAATATGAGAAACAAGGACTGGCAACTGATTGTAAACATGGAATTATGACTCATAAGAGGACAATTTTTGTTGCTACTCTCAAATATAAGGATAAAACATTTGTCATTCATTATGACTTAGGATATGAATATCCAGAAGATAGTGCAATTTTCTATTTCACAGAAGGTAATTTTGGTTGTGATTGCAATAGAAGTCTTGCTATTAGATGGGAATATGGAGAAGATGCAATTCCTGAATTATCTTGTGGAAATGAAATTGAAATGGCAGATTATCATATCGAGTATCAAGATTAATAGAGAATAATAAAAAGTAATCTCTGAAATGCTCTAAAATCAAGGCTTTCAGAGGTTGAAAAAGCCAGGGAAAACCACGTTTCATTTGGTTGTGAAGGTAGGTGAGAAATTGAAGAATATATTTTTAGAAGCTGCTATGAATTATGATAAAATGAGTGATTTAAAAAAAGCAGAAGCAAATGATAATATCAGAAAACAATTTGACAATATCATTCATGGCAATCCTCCGAAAACAGAACGAGAAAAAGAGATTGATAAACTTGCAAGAGAAGAATTAGAGGATTACAGACGAAAGAAGAAAGCCTTTTATGCCAACCCTATTCATTGGGACAACAATAAACGTAGAAGACATGGGCTTCCTGTATTAAGAGGTAGAGTTAATAAGCACCGTTTGAAAGAATATCCAGGATTCCATCCATCTGTACGATTCTCTTGCATGATAGAGGACTTATTCGATGAGATACTGATTACAGTAATGGAGGATGGTTTTAATTCTTTTGTAGAAGTAAAAGATTTGGCAGTTGGTGATACAAATGTACTTAGAGTGAACGAATAGGAGAATAACAATATGGAGTTATCACAAGATGAAAGACAAAAATTTTTAGAGTTAATAGATAAAGTAAGTCCATGTGCTGCAATTTCTGAAAAAGAAAATCTTGAAAAGTTTAAAGAGTGGCTGGATAGTGACAGGTCAAAAAGAGTTACATTTGTTGAAGTTCCCAAAACATTCAAAGATCAGATTGAAAATGACAAAGTGCTTCTTATACCAACAAATGACGAAGCTATAAAGCCAATAAGAGTAATATTCGAAGGAGAATAACAGTATGAAAAGATATAAATTAGTTAAAAGTCCTAATCCAGAAACTCATGCATTTGGTGAAGTGATTTTCATAAAAGATGAAGATGGCAATGAACTTAATGTTGGATTTAGTGATGAATTTGATGCGTTTGACTATATAAAATTACAGGTGGAAAACGACAAAGAGTACGCTGATTATCTTAATAATCCCAATAAACATATCATGGATATGTATAATTCGTTGGATGACTTTGATAAAAAAATGATTGAGCAGAGCTTGATACAAAAATATAGAAATGAGTGTATGTATCAATATTTTAGGTAGGTGATAGATATGAACAAGCGACAGAAAAAGAAATTATTTAAACAGACACTTATTAAGGTTAGAAAACTGCATCCACAGAAGGGTGATGTGATTTGTTTTCAGCCAGATTTAAATTGGATTGATGTCGAGACTATGTGCCAGTTTATGAATTTATACGCTGACAATAAAGTTTTTGGTGAAACAATATTGGCTTTTGTACCTGCTGATATTAAGCAGCTTAGACATAAAAAGAATGCTCAGATATTTATTGATAAGTTACAGAGTATTGTAGATCAGATGGGAGAATAAGAGCATGAGTAAATATAAGGTAAGTAATTATATTGCGAAAAAGTGGGAAGATATTTCAAAAGAGACACCAATGCATAAAGCTTATGAATTAGGTATAGCACAGGGAATGGCTTGGAGCTATGAAAATTTAAAAACTGCGACAGATAAAGAGACAGCAGATAAAGTATGGTGTAATTACTTAGATGGAACAGATGAATTATGTACCATTTTTAGAACAATTGTTAATTTATCAAATGATGATACTAATTCCAAAATTGAAAGATTAATGGAGAGACTATCTGAAACTAAGAAACCAGAAAAGGTTATGTCTGATGATGATAGAGATATGATTGAGGAGTTCCTTGAATATCTACAACATAAAAATGAAAATCAAGAGTCTGAGTAAAGAAGCATTTCTTTAGGAAAGGAGAATAATAAATGGAGAACAGATTATTATTTGAGAAAGATGTTATTAGAGCAGTTGATAGTCATACGAATGACGATAATCATTTAGATGATGATATTAGCTGTATTCTTGAAGAATTAAAATCACCAGTCTTTGTAGGTTCAAAAGACGCATTAAATAACTTGAAGGTAGAGAATGAACCAATGCAGAAACAGAGACGAGTATTATTATTCGAGAATGAGAATCTTGACTTAGAGCAGCGTGGAAATAAATATTATCTATCTCTATATGATACTATAGGGAGATTTAAAAAAGAAGTTACTATTGATATGAAAGATGATATTTTGGAAATTTTAAGTAGAGAAGATTGTTATGGAAATATTTAAAAAAGACTATTACAAGGTTGGACTTGGAAATTGTAAGTAAAGGAGATTAAGATGGCAGTATTTAAAAATTTCAAAGATGATGAGTTGATTGTAAGTTGCAAATGTGGCTGCGATGAAGGTATCCACTTTAAGATTCATGATTGTGGAGATGGCGAATATGCTTTTTTAACATATACAAACGGTAATTTTTATACACAGCAAAGACCATTTTTTGAGAAGTTGAAGAAGATTTGGGCGATTATTAGAAATAAAGATTTCTATTATTCTGATATTGTGCTTACAAAGGATGATTTTAATGAGTTTAAGGAATGGGTAAACAGAAAGTAGGTTTGATATATGAGAGACGAAGAAACAAGATTGTTATTTCAGGCATTGAGTCAGATTTTAGCCAATCAGGATGACATTAAGAAACATTTAGGACTTAATAGACTTGATTCAGAATATGGTTGGAATGATGAAGATACAATGAAATTATCAAGAGAGTGTTCAGAAACAGCAGATGATTTTGAACATAATGATAATAATTCTAGTAACTATTGGTAAGTAAATTCAGGTTTTCTTTGGACGCAAAGAGAGGATAGGAGTTAGAAAAAATAAAAGAGGTGAATTAATGTCTTTAGTATATAAAAATGATACATATAGCTATAATGGCGAATATGAAATGGGTTCATTAAATAAGTTTGCACAAGCAGAAAGAAGATTGTCAGCAAAGAAACAAGCATTGGATGATGTAAAAAATGAATATGATCTTATTGAACAACAGGCATTTCGCACTTATAAAGAGAACATTCAGTA